CCAAATGCGTTGGTCGCTTGTATCAATCACTTCTGGATGAATATACTTATTATAAAGGTCACGCAGACCCATTTTTTCAATTACATTATCTTCAACAAGTAACTCAAAACATTTGATAATCTTATCTGAAATTTCAGTTACCAAGAAGTCATACTTGGTATCACCGGCGGCCTCAGCCTTATGCAGGTCATAACAAGTAATTAAATCTCCACTTGGAGTTCTCATAAAACTTGCAGTTTCAAATGGGTCATCACCATATAGAATGACACCAGATGCGTGAGAGGAACGCTTATTAACCAATCCTTCAATGGACATAATAATATCCAACAAACCAGGATAGTTGTTTACCTCACGTATGAACGGAGCCACGGGTCGTCTGTCTTTTTCTTCGTTTCCATAGACGACATCATTGATTGACCAAAGGAATCCTCGTTCCTGTGGCACCAGTGAAGACATGTATTGTGCGAGGTCGACATCGATTCCATCTGGGTAATCCTCGCTTCTATAACCGCGGCAAGCCGTGAGTATAGCTGATTTCGTACCCTCTGTTCCGAAGGTTGCAACCTGGACCAAACCAAGTTCTCCACGTTCTCTTCGAATTGCGTCAAAGATTGCGGGTCGCTTTGATGGTGCAAGGTCAATGTCGATGTCGGGCAATTCGGCTCTTTCCTTGTTAAGGAAACGCCAATAAGGTAAGCCCCATCTAACTGGGTCGAGCTGGGTAATGCCCAAGAGGTAGTTAGACAGAAATCCTGTGGCCGAGCCTCGACCTGGGCCAACAATTGAGCCACATTCCCAGAATAGGTCGATATAGTGTTTGAAGGTGTTAAAATAGGCGAACAAGCAGTCATCTAATTTCTCTCCAATATCTTTAATAACATCAGCCTCAGTCTCAAGACGAGTTAAGTATTCATCATATAATAATAAACCTTTTTCCTCTAAAGACTTTAGACACTCATTTATCCAATAACGCTCTTGAATATTATCGCTAGTTAAAAGTTCATTCAGTAATGGATGGCTAGAAAATCTCCATCGTTCATTTGATGCAGGATAATCAGGCAAATCAATCTTAGGAATCATTTGTTTTCTTTCAAGAGAATACTCTTGATATTTTAATCTCAATTGATGAGAATTATTTAGAATTTGCTCTGCGATTGTGCCATCACCGAAGCAATCCTTTAATAAATCATAAACCTCATCATAGCTCATCAGATGAGCAAACTCATAGAAGCTATCAACCTCACGTTCGCCGCCTTTTGAATTCAAATAAGATTTATGAACAAATCTATCTGCTTTTGTCAGATAATGAGAGTCAGTGCCCACAATGATTGGAATATCATATGCCATTGCGATACGATATAACTTGCGATTCGTTGCACACTGGTCTTCCGCAGTTGAAGGCGCACACTCAATATAGAAATCATCACCAAAAATATCTCTACAAAAAGTGATGAAATCACAAATCTGGTCATAAAAAACTTTTGCAGAAGCCATATCATTTACAGTTTCCGCACACACCATATTATAGGCGGCCGTAGATAACTCTCCGCCCATACACGCAGTTGATGCTACTACGTGTCCTTTATACTTGGACATAATTTTTGTCAGTTCCTCTTTAGTAATCGGAACACGTTCCATTCCTCGGTCAACATAAGAATTATACCAGGCGATAGAACTCAATTCACGAAGTGCTTTATGTCCAATAGCATCTTTCGCAGTCAAGATAAAGTGATAATATTTAATACCATTTTCTCGTTTATCTACTAAATAAACCTCATTGCCAAGAGCGATAATAAAGTCAGGATGTTTCTTTTTAATCTCCTTTGCATATTGATTTACTTCCATATGTGCAGATAAACACTCATGGTCAGTAATCGCAATGCCAGACAGACCTAACTCAATCGCTTTGTCAATGAGGTCTTTTGGTCTATTGATACAATCGAGCAAACGGATATTCGAATACATCGTATGATTATGTATGTTGAAATATGTTCCCATATGAATATCCTTTCACTTATTTATTATATAATAATTATACCAAAATTTTTATTATAAGTCAACCTTACGGTCTCACCCAAACGAGTTTTTCACTGGCACGGGTTGCCGCAGTATATGCCCAGCGTGCATGCTCGGTCTTTTCATAAGGAAAACCTTCTTCATAGACCATTACCTTACCCCACTCAGAGCCTTGTGCTTTATGACAAGTAATACCATAGGCATAGGCGAATTCGAATGGAGGGTCAGGACATTTAGGATTTTTACGCATCTGGAACTCTTGCTTACCAGTTAAGAATTTCTCACCAGTAGTCAAAGAGGTATAATCGACGGGAATATAATTAAATACATCACCATTCTCGTCAATCATGTTTGTATATAAAATAGGAATTTTTTTCTCACTAATCCAGAATGGAAGACTCATATCATAACGGTCAGTGCGCTGGATAACTCCAATAGTGCCATTAGTTAAAGGAGCTGGGTCTACAACTCCATTAGAGAAGAACTCCCATTGATTTCTCAAACTAATAATCTTATCACCAACTGCGGGTTCGGGTCCGAATCCTTTAATCTGGCGCATATTCATATTAATCGCATTTCTCTTTGCGTTAGTCGCACAAAGAATTTGGTCTGCCCAATCGTACATTCCAGTTACGATTTCTTCTGGCTTTACAAACATTACTTGTTGACCGGATGCAGGGAATTCGTTAAGAGGCTTGCCTTCACGAATCCACATAGAGAAACGAATAATTTCACTATCATATGCCTGTCGCATAATTTCATCCAAGAAAATATGCGGATGGTCAAGTACATGATTATCACTATCCTTGTCGATGGGAGGTAACTGGAAGGGGTCGCCGCACGCAATAACATGAATGCGATGTGACAACAATCTCAACCACATTTCTTTTGGAAGCATAGAAACCTCATCAACAATAATAACTTCCAACCCATCATCCAAGGAGGGTTTTGGTTCAAATTTAAAAGTGCCATTTGGCATGGGTTTTGCTTTATAAAGCAATTTGTGAGCAGTAAAAGGATTAGGACACCCCTTCTGCTTTAACACTTGTGCGGCCTTACCAGTATATGCCACATAACACACTTGCTCGGGTTCTAGACCAAGGGCCGCAATGATAAACTTAATCAATGTAGACTTACCTGTGCCAGCGTAGCCGGAGATACAAGTGTAGGCTTCATGCGACTTATAACGAGAAACCGCAATCTTTAATCCCTCTTCTTGTTTAGCTGTTAAAATCATTTTATATCATCCTCCTGGTCATGCGCATGAACCAGTTGCTCAAGAGTCATATAGAAATGTTGTTTACGACTATTCATACGACGCTTTTCTTCAATTGGGTCAGTGCGCTCAACACGAGCCTTATATATGGCTAATTCATCACATACCTCAGCAAATCTGAAGTAAATACTATCAAAGCCAAAATCAAGCCTATCTTTACAGACTCGATTTAATTCGTCTCGGTCAACATAAACCTTATTTAATTTTTCTACTAATTTTTGTGCTTCTCTATTCATTTACATTCACCTTTTTATTTTTATTATACCAAAATTTATATTAAAAATCAACGGTAAAATCCCATAAGGGTCGCTGTTGTATAAAGTCCTCACTATCAAGGTCGACAAAACCAGGTAAAAATGGATTTTGCTCAATTTGGGAAAAAATTTCTAAATCCCCTTTTTGATTTGGGTTTTCGGTCTTCTCGTCCAAGGCCGACCGGAGCTCGTCTATTTTTATTTCATCTATATCAATTATTGCTTGTAATGCAGCATCTCGACTTTCACACTCATATCGCAAATCATGCAAGTCATCTTTAATAGCAGTAATCTCACTACTATGATATTCTAGACGAGAAAGAACTTCATTCATTCTTTTAATTGCCTAAGTCATTTCATAAGCCGTAACCCCAGTAGATGACATAGCTCGAGCCAAATCTTGTATTTGACTTGAAAATTGATTCATTGATGGTAGTTCATATACGGTGCCATTCACCGCAATTGAATGTAACTGTGACATCTTATTTTCTCCTATAAATGAAAATAATGGGAACATAATATTAAATTATGTTCCCTATTTATATTAGCCTACGAAATACTCGTAAGCACGTCTTGCGTAATCTCTACGCACCCAACGATGTCCTTCGCCACAACGCTCATAATAACAAGCGAAAGCATAAGCACAATCTTCAGGAGTTTCTGCATTTATAATCTTATCGAGCTGACTGTCAGTAACCTGCTTAGTCACTCCATTAGTTCCATATAATTCGTCTTTTACGAAGTCAAGCTGGTTTTCAACACTGGGATTATTTCCATAGATTGAAAATAACTGCTGTTTGCGGCCGCCTAACCACTGAATCATACCAAAACCACTAGAACTACTTACGTCCCAGTCAAGGTCGGAAGTCCAGCAACCGCCGCATTCTGCCATCATGTTACCCATGATACCAGCGCAAACAATATCACTAAAACCAAGTTCATTCTTCATATAGAGCCAAGCTTGAGTGGCGACCGGATATTCCTCTGCGCGCCCTCTCCAATTCTCTTCCTCTTGGCGAATTAACTGTTGTTCGGTATAATACTCAACATCTGCTTCAGCATTCTCGAAATCAGTTTTAGCCATGACTACCGCCGGGTGTTCTGTATCATAGCCCAAGAGCAATAATCCTTCATACACTGATTTTGTTGTATCTTTGCGAAAGATGGCATCTTCTAATGCAGTATTAGCCTCGTCTAATGTAGCAGGTTCGACACGCTCGACCTCTACAACTTCTAATATAATTATCTCTTCTTCTGGTTCGGTTTCAAGAACCGGTTCAGAAGGCTCAGAAGGGATGTAAGCTTCCGAAATAGTAGCAACTGGTTCAGTTGGTATAGATTGATTTGCACTGGCAGTGATGGCAATCGTAGCAGCCAATCCTGCGAATAACAAGCTCAATATAGCAACTAAACAAATAATTTTTCTTTTCATAATTTCCTCCTAATATTTCTATCAGGCCGTCATTATTTATTAGAAATAGTATTTCTGTTCTCCTACGATTTCGTAATCTTCAATAATAATTTGTGGTGTTACCGTTCCATTCCAAACGTTGCGCTCACATTTACCCACAACGTTGATAGTAATGCATCCGGATTCGGAGCGGAGTTTTTCATACTCTTCTTGTGACGACTTGAATTTGATTAAACTCGTGCCATTTGGCAAGGTTATCTTCAGAGTCGGACTCTTATCGGGCGACATTAAAACTACATTACCTGCATATACATTAATGTATTCAATCGCCACATAAGGTTCATCGACTCCTTGGCCCCATAAAGATTTGAGTTCAGCGATTTCAACAATATCTTTTCCACGGAAATCAGCACCATTGAAAATGAAATCAACTTTATAACATGGGGTAAAGTCAAATTCTGCGAGTTCTCGATTAGAGTATTCAATAAAGGTTTTAAATGCTTCATCAGTAATGCCAACACCCAATGCGTTAGCATGGCCTTCGGCATACATGACTAAATCACTTTCCTTTAAGAATTCTCTTAGGTTATCAAATTTCGATTTATCGTATCCTCTTCCTGAACCCTCCCAGCCATCTACTGTCTTATTTAGTAGCAGAACTGGTCGTTGATATTTCGCCATTAGTTGGTTTGCAATCAAACCAGTAAGGTTTCTATCGGCCGCAAAAGTATCTAATTTGACAACCAAAATCTTATTCTCTAACAGATTTTTTTCTTTGATTATGCGTTCAATGTTCTCCAAGGCTGCGTCTCTTGCTTTTGTCTGTCTATTTTTAATGTTTGTGCAATTACGACAAGCCTGCTCTACTCTTGTCTCCTGCTGACCCTTACATCCTCTCTTGGTTGATGGGACTAGTTCATATCCCCGATAGTCAAGCATAGACTCGAATAGCATGAGCTTTTCTTCTTGCGTTCCCATTCGAATAGTGGCATTTACATAGGGAGCAATATAGAAAGCTACTCCAATAGGTGTGATTTCACCTTTCAGCGAATACGCTTGTTTGTCTACCATACCTTTGAAGTATGGATTACGAATATTTTCAAGACCGCGTGTAATCAGATGTCTCGTTTCAAAATCTCGTAAGTCCATCATGTCGGCCACCATGCCCAGTGCGACCAAATCCAAATAATCATCTGCGTAATCAACATTGAGGAGTTCATCCATATAAGAACAGAACTTATATACCATTCCAACTCCAGACAAAGACTTGGTGGGATAATCACAAAGTTGATTGTTAATAATCACAGCATTTTCGGAAATTTTATCTGCTTCATGGTGGTCAATTACCAACACATCCACTCCTTTGGACTTCAACTGTTGATGTTCATCATAGTCATTAGAACTAGAGTCTGGTGCGATAACCAGTTTTACATCATCAGGGATGGTTTCCAAAAGAATTCCGTGTTGTTTCCCCGTATGGATACGATAGTAAATATTAGATTGCACAAAGCCGGGGAAAAGACGATTTAAATAGTTGATTAAAGCGGCGGCTGAAGTATAACCATCACAGTCGCTATCAATCTAAATTAGAACTTTGTCACCTTGTGCAATGTGTTTCACGAGGACTTTTGCGCCCTCTGCGACATTCATAATCATCTATGGATTAAGAATATCTTCATCTGTTGTGTTTAAATAGTGTTCTACATTTTCGGGGTCAATACCTCGATTAAACAGCACCTGTTCGACCGCACTTAATTCTCTAGGCGGGATGCGAGATGCTAAAAGTTGATATTCCATAGAATTCAACCTCCTTTCATGTAGACCACCAACTATTTATTTGAAAAATGTTTCAAATCAATTATCACTCCTTGGCATGAAAAAATTCATAATGTCGAGGACCGTTATAACAAATCAAGGTTCTTTTAATAACGCAATCGACGAATTCTTCACTGCACCGGGAGTCAATCCAAGCATAATTGGAGCGAATACCTCTACTAGACTCGCTAGCACTAGCAACTCTCCATATGTCGCCATTCTCAAACTCAACCCAAGAATTTTGACGAGAATAAACTTCTCTAGTAGGATTAATACCAGACCAAATATATCTATCTCTGATATATTTTAGTTTTTCAATTCCATCACCCGCTCTATCATAAGACCAGATAACACCTTTCATCATAAAACAATCCTCTCTTTAAATAGCTTTAAAAATGTATCGGGGCCGCAGTCAATCGGACTGTCCTTATAACCAGTAATCATGTTCTTATCAAAAATAAATGAAATCAAAACAAAGGTCTTATATTTATCTCTTAATCTTACTAAATTAGTCTTTAAATGTTTAAATTCTTCATCACCGATTTCTTGGAACTGTCTATCAAATGCGACAATAATTTCTTCGGCGCCAGCTTCTATGAGCATTTGTATCTGGTATGATGACACACTCGACCCGCAGCACGCAACCGAAATATCATTTTCCAATCCAAAATATGATTGATATAACAAACAAGATTTTTCACCTTCAAAAATAATCGCTTTCTTCATCAGTTTGATATTATCTTTACTATTGTTGAAATTATATAAATTCATTCCAAGAGGATGATTATATAACTCACGATTAATTCTCATAGGTCTATACTTGCCGAATCGCTCGCCCTCTTCCGCACATAGTGTTCGCCCACGCAAACCTATAAATCGACCATCTTTGTCGAAGTGCGGAATTGTGATTTGGTCTCCTCCTGGATAATAACCAATTCTTGCTTGGTCAAGTGCGGCTTGGGTAATACCCTCCCGCAACCAGGGACCTATCTTCACAGAGTAGTTGAAGCGTTCCAATATATCATTTTCATATTCTTTTAAGACGACCGTGTTGGTTTTCACAACAACATCTTGAATACGCTCGTAGTTAGCAAGGTATTTCCAATCGTCTAATGCTTCATCTTCTGGACGGTCTTCATGGTCGCCAGAAAATCCAAATCGTTGGGCAATCCACCTAACTGCGTCATTTAGGTCGAACTCTTTATCCCATTGGATTTTAGCGACCTTAGTAGTTAGTTCGAAAATATCAAAGTAGCTATCACAACCTGTATAACAACGAAACAACCCAGTATTTTCATAGTAATATAATTTTCTACTTCCTTCACCGGGAGGGTTGTGGCAGATGGTAGTGGAGGTAAACCCGAACACTTCACGTCCAGGGTCTCCACCCCATTCCTGCAACAAATCGTATATATTTTCGTCTGTTAGAGCTTCTCTGATTTTCGTTTTGTCAAATACTAACATTAATTAATATCAACAAGAACCTTGACGCAGAATCCTTTCAAACCGCACTCGCGGTTTACATAATCACACAGAATCTCCTGTGCGGGCTTGGGCAACTTACCGCTCTTAGTCTTGGCGTCATTGAGAATCTGCTCAGCCATGACCTTGCCCATCTTGTACTCGAAAGTGCCGGCGCAAACATCAGGAGCGGGAATGGTGTCACGCTTCTTGTTAAAAGCTCCGTCCAAACGAGGTGTATTGTTATTGGGCTTGCGGTTATTGTTTCTCTTGCCGTTATTATTCTTCTTTACAAACTCTGCCATATCATTAATCTCCTTTTTATCAATAATTCCAAAATCGGAATCGTGTAACAAATTTAATTTACTTCTTGAGCCACGCTCAATCTTCGCACTCGAAAGCTGACTCTTCATCGATTCTAATACGAACATCATCAATACTCACCATTTCATAATCATATGTGGTGCAGAACATTGGTTTAATTCGGCAAACACCCAAATCAGCCTTACACCACAAAATTACACCCTTGTATCGTCCTCGTCTATTTTTATAAATAGACATCTTAATTGTAGGTCTTTCAAAAATATTAGAGGACAATATATTTTCCAGAGATACCAAATCATCATCTTTTACAGACAACAAAATAGAACCATAGTCAATCTTATCCGCAATGGCTTTCGCACCACGCAGTAAGTTCTGGTCGGGAGTTTTACTATCTTGGTAATCACCGTTCAACTGGGTTGCTGACATAATAAACACACCATACTGATTACAAATGTCTTTTAAACGAGTTGACAGCATGAATAGAATATTATCTTCTCTCAACTTAACGCCACCAGAACGCTTTGTGATTTCTTCCAAGATTTTCAAACTTGTATGAATATAATCGTGGAACACATATTTTACATCATGTTCACGAATATTCTTTTTGATTTTATTTTCAACATCCTGTAGAGAGAAGTCAGGCAACTCTTCTACATAAATAGGACTTTCTTTTAATAACTTTGCCGCTTGAAGAATTCGTTCCTCTTCGCCTTCGCCATATTCGCCATTAAGAATATGTTCCTCGTTAACGTTAGATAAGAACGCAAGCATCATAGTTTGAATTTCTTCAAGTTCCTGCTCTGTTGTGATGAATAAAACTGGCTCGGCAGGGCCACTACCAATCCATCCAAAAGTTTCATCGTAAATCTTATTACAACCAATATAGCAGCAGTCCGCAATCATTGAACGAGTTTTACCGATACCGGTTGCCGCAGAACGAAGATAGAATTTCTTCAATCTTGCGCCACGAGTAACTGTATTAATAAGCGGGCCATATAGAGGTACACCGACTTCTGGATGCTCTTTGAATTTTTCAATCAAATCAAAAATTCCATCACCGGCTTGCTGTGCTTCTCCAAAAGCGTCATCAACATATTGAAGTCGAATATCATCAATCTTTTTATCAACTTTATCAGCAATTTCTTCCAAAGTTGAATTATCTAATTGGTCCTCTTGGAGTTGCTTTTTCTTTGTATCTAAAATATTATCTGCGTCATAAATATCGGTAACATCAATTCCGCAGTTATCAAATGCACGAAGTAAAGAGAATTTCTTTAATCGTCCATAATAGTAATCAAATGCTGATGGCATTGCGTTTTCTGAAATCTTCAGTAACCACTCTTCGCCCTTGCCTTGCTTATATACCGCAGCACTCTTGGGTCTTGACGATAAGAAATCGGAGATACTCTCCAATGTGATTTTATTCGCACCCAATTCATGGATTTTATAAATCGCACCAAAAACAGTTTTATGGAAAGGGTCTGCGAAATCTTCATCGACAATTGAATATCTATCAGTCGCTTCCAGAAGCTGAGGGGTATTAAACACGCAGCCAATTACCTGCATAATCGCAGTTGTATCTACATACTTACTGCCCATTATTTACTCCTCCTCGTCTAAAAATGTGAATAACGGACGCTTTTTAACTTTTCTCTGCGGCCTGGGGATAACAATCTCCTTGACCTTTGGAGTATATTGTTCGACTTCAACATCTTTATTTTTCTGCTTGGCAAGCCATAAATTATAATAGTAGTTATAAGCATTTTCATACACATAAGGTACAATACCAATACCACCATTTGCTTTTGACTTGTCTCCGCCTTTTATTTCATAATGATATACTAATGCTTTGCGAATGCCCGAATATGTATAATTGAATTCCTCAACATACTTTTTAATCTGCGCTCTAACTCTTGGGTCAATGTAAGTTGTATTAAATAATTCTTTAATATAATCTTCCAACTGTTCCTTATCAGTTTTTTCACGCTTCTCTTCAAGCTCTTGACAAGCCTTATGAACATATTTATTATTTCCAATCATAACGCAATCTGCGTCTTTCTTGGACATTGGTTTTTGACAATATGCACACTTAACATTATCAAGTGGGTCAATGATTTCTTTCTTTACATAGTTTGGGTCTTTCTCTGCTTCACGAAGCATACAGGCGGCGTGTGCATAGCGACGCGCACCGATTAACGCATATTCTTCCTTATCTCTGTCAAACTTCTATTTACAATAAGGACAGAGAACCATATGTGCCATACCTTATGCTCCTTTCTTACATTTCTTATAATATATTATACCATAAAAAATAAAAAAAATCAAGTCGGAGCGGAACGCCCCGACCTGATACAAATTCTTACATTAGGTCAGACTTAATGTCAGCAACAATCAAGCTAACGAATTCAGCCTGCTCAGGAGTGGTGTCTCCTACCTTCTTGCCCTTGCCAAGATATCTCTCAACAATAGCAGTAATCTTGGGGCCGTTGGTAGTACCCTTACTCATTAGCTGACCGACCAAGTCCTGGAATTCAGCCATCAGAGCATCGTAATCATAAGTTACCGCAGTAGGAGCAACAATGCGCTCGCTAGTTACGAACTGACCAGCAGTTTCAGCGGCTTCCTTGTCAATAGCTTCATTCAAAGCATTAACAAGATTCTTGTAGCTCATAACAATTTCAGTAGGCATATACTTGAAACGGCAGCCGCACTCAATAGTACCAGAAGCATCACGCAGAGTCAGAACAGACATCTCACCTGCGGCCTTCTGATGAGCATAACCGTAAATATCAGCCATACCAGCGATAACAGTCTTGGTGGAGTTGCTTAGAGTAGGACGAATCTTCAAAGTCTTAGTACCATCGGGATTATCAATGGATTCGGGCTTATCGTGTCCAATGAAGAATACTGCATAACCCAACTGAGTCAAGCCACGGAATACTTCATTAAACTCTTCCTTGAACTTAGTCCAACCTTTACCGTAGCCAAGGTCACCTAAGTCCTCAATGCCATTCTGATTGCAGATATACTTCTTACAACGGTCGGCAGCGATGTCAATAGTGTCAATAATAACACAGCGATACATCTCCTGAACACGAGGGTCCTTCAACTGACGGTACAGCTGCTTCATTTCGGCCCAGGAAGTAACATCCTGTGCCATAACACCAGGCAATGCGTGATAACCAGGTTCGAAAGCAACTAGAAGGGCCTTATCCATCTGTACGGCAAGAGTAGTCTTGCCGCACTTAGGAGCGCCGTAAATATATGTGATGTAACCACTTAGGTCACGAGAAACTTTATGAGGCTGTAGAGCCAATAAATCAATTGCCATGTTTATGTCCTCCTCAGTTTAAATTAGAAATTAAATCCGCCCTGAGCAGGAGCTGCGGCCTTAGGAGCAGCGTTACGAGATGCCTTATATTCATCCTGACGCTTCTTCATAGCAGCCAAATCAACCTCACGCTTCTGGATAGCTTCATTCAGCTCAGCAGCAGTGATAGAACTCTCGTCGTCCCATACGTAAGGCTCCTTAGCTGCGCCAGTGATGACGAAATCACGACGAGTATTCTTAACCTCACGAACCTCGTCCTCACCGAATGCGGACTCAGTTACAATCTGACGAACAACGACTTCAGATACCTGACGTCCCCAAACACAAGTGAACACAGGATTCTTCTGAGAAGCCTCAAGACTCTCAAAATATCTCATAGCGTTAGGATTAGTAGCGCTGAACTCAATAGGAAGCAAACTCTTACGGAAGTCGAAGATAGCACCCTTAACAATGCACTTCTCAGGCAGGTTCTTCTCATCGTCAGCATCAATATGCTTTACAGAAGTGATAACCATATCAGCCTTGAAAGTGTTACGAACCTTTTCATCTTCGTCCAAGGCATCAACCTTATGAACGAAACCGCCTTCGTTACGCTTTGCAGAAACAAGCTCTTCCTTACCATTACGGTCGGTATAGAACTCATTTAGACCCAATGCAGAGTCAACGCGAAGCTTAACGGCCTTATCAGCACCATCCTTCATATAAGAACCGAAAGTGCCATTAATGATATTACTCAAAGTAGTGAAAGTATCATTGGGCTTGCCGGAACCGAAAGTTGCAGTCACATAAGTGAAATGAACTGGAACAATATTAGTCATAGCATCATCAGTTGCAATGCTGATAGTACCAGAAATGAACTTGGTTCCAGGATTCTTGGAGGTCTCTCCAGACTCCTTCAAAGTTAAGTCATGCTCATACAAAATACCCTCAATGTGAGTCTGATTAATCATAGTCTTTTTCATAATTAAATTAAATCTCCTTATTCAATCTCAATATTTTTTCCATTGTCAGTGATAGAGTAGATAACCGGGTCCTGACCAACCTTTTCGACGAAACCATCAGTGACTAGCTTACGCATCGCACCGGAGACTGCACGAGAACTGATAAACAGACCTTCAGCAATATCTCTTGCCTTCCACATAGGTGTTTCCTGATGCTCCTGGAGGAACTTCAGAATTAACTTACCATTATCGGTAAACAAAGGTTTTTCGCCATTTTCGTCCAGTCCACAGAACGCAGACCAATAAAGACTTGCATCTTCATTCGGCTGAATATTCGGAGCCGCGACAATCAACTCATTTACATACTTAATAAATTCTTGCTTTTTACTCATTTTTACAGATAACTCACTTTCTTTTTTATTTACCTTGTATATATATTATAACAAATTTAATTTAAAAAATCAACTAATTCTGTCATATTGCCAGAACTGATAAGTTAAGTCGTTATATGTTAGTAGCTGTCCGCACGCAGCAGGCGCCCACTCTTCCGATTCATCTAGATTCGGAAAATAAGTATCAACATTATCGTGGTCTTTATAAATTTTTGTCACATAAACACGGTCACAAACAGAAAGGAATTCTTGGTATATTGAGCCACCGCCAATAATAAACCATTCTTCATCATCATCAGACAAAGAAACTCGTACTTTAGCTTCATCCATTGGAATGCTAAAAGTCATGTTTCCAAGAGGACCTCTTGGCTATCTGGAGATAACAATATTTAGTCTATCTTTAAGTGGCTTTTGGGGTAATGAATCCCAGGTTTTTCTTCCCATCACTACAACATGGCCAGTAGTGAGTGCCTTGAAATACTTCAAATCTTCTGGAATATGTTCCAATAGGTCTCCATTATAACCAATTCCCCAATTATTATCAACAGCAACAATTGCAGAAATCATTTTAAATTCCCAACTCCAATTTCAATTGTGGCTTCATAGGTTCATAATTCTCCATAGTGAAGTCATCAATTGTCATTTCAAAAAAGTTAGTTGCGTTTGGATTCAATACGAGCATTGGCTTGCGTTGCTTTTTCCATTCTTCGGGGTCTGACTGGAATTTCTCCCAATCAGCGTTAGATTTTTCATCAAAGCGACGAAGCATTTCATCAGCAGCCTCAAGATGACGGTCATAAATCTGCTCATTAGCAACAACGTGAGTAAAAACGCCGGGCTGATAACCAGTATGACGAGCAATCATCATTAGTAATGCAGCATATTGAATTTCATTAATTCCACCGGGGCCAGAAGCAGTAAGCATATCACCACTACGCTGAACAAGCATCATATCCAGGTACTCGCCACGAACATTCCAAATAGTAAGGAACGCACATGGAGCTAAGCCAGGAGTCTCATGCAAGTCAGTTTCTTGCCATAGTGAAACAATCTTGCGGCGACCATATGGGTCATTTTTAATATCTTCAATCAAATTATTGATTAAATCATAGCGGTCTACGGTTGCACCATATCGTTGTCCGATAGTGCCATCGCCAATATCCCATTCATCCCACCAGGTAACTCCACGCTCATGCATCTCTTTGATGTTATTGGTTGGATGCTGATAAATCGTGAAAATTTCTCTAATACCAGTTTTCCAAGCCTGGGGTCTTAGAGTGCAAATGGGGAAATTACCTCTACTCAAATCATAAGTTCTAAAAGTATGATTTACAGAGTAGGTGTGTGCGGGAGTGCCGTCCGCATAATGAGGGCGGGGATTTTCATCCTTATATCCGTATTCTTTGATTTCCTTAATCATTGAATACATATACTGGTCAGCATTAGAAATAATTTTCATATTCTCAATCCTCATTTGACAAACTATATCCAGTTAATTTACAATCAATGTAATTTTGAACAAAAACTTCCAGTTCATCAATCATTACATCACCTTCGTACTCGCCATTAAAGAGCTGACTATAACTGATAAATTCAATACCAGTAATGCCATATGCGTGAGCTTTTGCTCTCATGGCATGTGGATTCATACAGGCAATTGCGGAATTAGTTTCCTTTGCCAAAAGCATCAATCTACTTGTCTTGCCGGAACTACGGCTATCAATAATACGATACATAAATTAACTCCTTTTATTTAATACTATATCCAAACTCTTTTGCTTTAAAATAATCTTGCCAGTAATCTTCTCTCTCGTCCAGTCTGGAACGGTCGCACTCTTCAACAACCTCGAAAGTGAAGTTCTCGGGTCCGGCCGCAATCATTGCAGGATATAATTTATTACGAGTGGGTGCGTCTGCACCTACACCTCGTTTAATATGCTATTTCCAGCGGTCTGCTAAATTGGCAGCCTAACCAACATAACATTTTCCAGAAGAGATTTCAGTAATTTTATAAATTCCAGTATGAACACCAGAACCAATAACTCTACCAATCATATCTGTCGTTGGTTTTTCATAATAGCATTTCCAAATAACCTTATTTAAAGGTTCTTTATCACGCAAATAAGGTTCTACCTCACGCAGAAGCTCAATTTCGTGGAGGTCTGCGGCAGAAAGCTAAATGCGATAGTAGTCTTGTTGGTCTTTCATTTCTTCTGCTCTCTTGGCTGCGGCAACTGCGGCATCGTTTGTAGCACGCATAATAGCCACATTTCCTTCAAGAGCTTTATACTATTCCATCAAGCCAGCTACGGTTTCTTGATACTATACTTCAAAAGAAGCGACATTCTTTTGATATTTCTATGCTTCAAGCTCCAAAGAGCGAGCCAGATTTTCTTGAGCGACTTCCATTTTTGAACTATAAAATAAATCTGCGGCTTCTTGAGCCTGCTTTTCCATAGCTGTAATACTACTATTTAATGTGTTAATCTATTCAATGGTTGAGTCCTTTTGGAGCAACAACCTACTATTTTCTTCTGTTAGTCGTTTAGTTTCAGCTTCAAGCCATATGCGGCCCTCTTCGGCTAAACGATTCTACTCCTAAATTCTTTCGTTCTCTTTGGCAGTCTGCGCATCCAACTCCAGCGCCGCGTGAATGCGGGGACGCAGAATGCGATATACAACATATCCCGTAATAAGGGACGACAAGATGAACGAAATTAGAAAAATAAGTAATTCCACCATATGGAAGAAAAATGGGGTAAGATATTTAATATCTTACCCCTTAGTATATGTCAAAATTACTCAGCAGCTTCTTCAGTTGCGTCAGGGTCGAAGCTCATGCCTGCAGGAGTCAGAGACAGGAACTTAACCTGCTTGTGAGTACCATCCTCTAGCTCGATTTCAGCGGGAGTACGAACACCCAAGCCCTTACGCTGAATAGCGGAAGTAAAGATGCCATCAACAGAGCGCTTCTCTAGACCCAGAGCAGCAGCAACGTCAGCAGCAGTTACGTTCTCGCCGTTAATCTCCTTCAAATAATTCAGAACCTTCTTGGAATTTTCCTTCATAGCCATAGTAAATAATCTCCTTCTTAATAAATAATATTTTTTTAGTTTATATTTTCTAACCTCTCGGTTATGTAAATATTATATCAAAAAATTTTTGAAAAGTCAAGAATTTTTTTTAATTTTTCTCAAGCAGTTCCATCACAAGCTCGTCAATAGCGACCATATCTTCCAGTCTATCGACGGAACTTGAGAGACGCATAATTTCTTCTTCTGCTTGATGAACGGCTTTCTTATCATCGCTCGTTTGAATGATTCGTTCGCACTTAGCGATTTTTACAGCCAGATTCTTGAGTTCTTTTTTCTTCATTGAAAATTTTCATCCTTAATCTTTACGATTTTATTATACAAAATTTTTTTCTTTTTGTCAATTACTCGATTCCAAAAGTCTGAATGAAGTCAGATTCTGACAAGATTGGAATCCCCAATGACTTGGCAGTCATGTTCTTAGAGGAAGTGGAATTCACATCATTGTTAATGAGGAAATTTGTGTTCTTAGAAACAGAACCAGTTACCTTTCCTCCAAGAGCCTCAATTCGTGCCTTGATTTCATCACGGTTCTTGAAATGAGTGAGTTTTCCAGTAATTACAAAAGTTTTTCCAGTTAAACTCTCGCCGACCGGGGCGGGAGCGACTTCAGGTGCATTAAAGTGAATATAATGGTCAGCAAGTAGTTTTGCTTCGGCATAATTAAAGCTAACTAAACTATTATGCATTTCACCACCGAAATTAGGAAGAGTGTAGAAAGCGAAACCACCTTCCGCTGCCTCGACAAACTTTTCCCAAGTTTCAAAGTGCTTTGCCAATTCTTTCGATGCCGTTGAGCCAATCAACGGAATACCGAGGGCCGCAATGAACTGATGTAGTTCACAATTTGCGCCAGTATTAATAGCGTTCAGAACCTTCTCGACGGATTTGGCTCCAAATCCAGGCTTCTGGACCCATTCACTTCTACGAATGGAAAGTTCAAAAATGTCAGTAAAATCATTGACCCAACCCCAATCAATCAGTTTCTCTAAAGTTGCCTTTGAGATACCCTTCATATCAAGACCTTTCTTACCGCAGAAGTGGTCCAGACGATTGATTAGTTTACCAGGACAAGTTGGAGAGACACAGGTCAGATTCATAGAGTCATTCAACTTACTATACTTGACCTCACCGCCGCACACAGGACAACAATTGGGGCGTTCAAACCAAGGATAATCATACTGAGGTAAATCCTCGGGTTCTTCCGCAGACGCAATCTGAGGAATAATCATATTAGCCTTAAAGACGTCCACCTTTTGGCCTTTATAACCCCAACCATGTAAAGTTTCATTTAGAATACTTACATTGTGTAAGCTAGCTCTTTCTACGGTCGAACCATCTACGTCGATTGGTTCAAAGACAGCAACGGGAGTAAGGACACCGGTTCTACCCATCGTCCATTCAATATCCAACAAGCTAGTCTGGTAAGTTTCATCATAGAATTTATATGCCAGAGCATTTTTGAAATGATGCGTTGTTTCTCCAAGAGAACGACCATAAGCACAATCATTAAACTTAATAACTACACCATCAATTGGATAACTATATCCTTGAGCCATTTGAGTCACTTGCTCAATAAACATATCCATTTCAACCTCAGTATCATCTGCGTAATAAGCAGGACCAGTCGCATATGGAACTATAGTAAATCCAAAAGGTACAAGATAATTAAGTTTTTGGCTAAGTTTGTACTCGGTACCATCATCAAACATCATTGGAGTGAGAACATCCCACGCAACAAATGTAAGATTGCGGCTTGCACATTCTTTGGAGTCTAAAAGACGAATACTGCCTGCGGCGAAATTTCTAGGGTTCTTATATTCTGAACTGAATTTTTCAAAATCAGTATAGGTGCAAATGATTTCTCCATCAATAACCAATTCATCCATATAAGGAATTTTACTTGGAATTGAAGGAAGAACTCTTGCATTATGCAGGATATCTTCACCGACAAGACCATTTCCCCTAGTCTCCGCAGAAACTAATTCTCCGTTGCGGTAAGTAAGAGAACAAGTTAAACCGTCCATCTTACACATAGCCAAGAAGTCCTTTTTACCTACAAAAGCAGAAACTTCATCAACGGATTTAGTTTTTTCAAGAGATAACATCTTATGAGAATGTTCAACTTTTTTCAAAGCATTTACAACTTCATAAGAAATAGATTGAGTAGGAGAATTAGATAAAATCAAACCTGTTTCTTTTTCTAATTCTTGTAACTCAAAATATTTATTATCCCATTCTTCGTCCGTAATTTTTGGATTACCTTCATCGTATGCTTTTGTACATTCGTTAAGGTATCTTACAAGAAACTTGATTTTATCATAGATACTATCCATTTCTATTCTCCTTAATTACATATATATTATAGAAAAAATTTTTTATTTTGTCAACTCCAGAAATCACTGAAGTCAAATATATTGACATAAAAATCTGGAACATCTTCTACTAATTGGACTCTATAACCATATACAAACATAGGTTCATCAAAAAACATAATTTTATCATTTGGATTTATATTAATTCGATGTAAAATTTGAGCAAAAGTAAAATCGTTCATTCTGATTTCAATACCATTTTGTTCGCCAAACCACTCATAGAGTCGGGACATTTCTCGTCCCGACTCAACGATAGGCATACTTGGTCTGAAATAAATCGTTCTCATACCTTACTTACAGATAGAACTTTACTATTCTTGATAACAACATTGCCAATAGAAGCTCTACCAAGGTTTGGAATTTCGGATGCTTCGATACAAATACTGCTCTTATCACCCAAAATCAATACACAATCACTATCTTCAACAAGGGTTGCCGCAACCACTTTACCAGTAGTATCAGTAGGCTTATAACACATCAGACCCTTACCTGCTCTCTTCTGGAGAGGAAGTTCGTCAAGACCAAACTTCTTACAGTATCCACCATTAACGAAGATTGCCAATTTATCATTTGTATTACGGACAGGAATTGCGGCGACAATTTCATCATCGGCACCCAAGTTAATACCCTTTACACCAGAAGTGGCACGAGAAGTAGGACTTACTTCCTTAGAATCAAATCTAATTGCCATACCATTCTTAGTTACCAGGATTAACTGTTCGTCCTTAACCAAAGATACTGCGGCAAGCTCATCACCATCTTTAATGGTAATTGCTGCAATGCCAGTCTTTTTCTTAGTCTTAACATATTCTTCAAGACTTGTTTTCTTAACTAATCCATTTTTAGTTACGAACAATACATATGCAGCATCAGTATCTCTATAAATAGAATACATTACAGCAGGCTGTTCATCCATATCCATATTGATTAGGGACTTGATAGACTGACCCTTACTTACATTGGTTCCTACTGGAACATCATTGACAAGTAGACGATACATCTTGCCCTTATCAGAGAAAATCATCAAAGAGTCAATCGTATTAGTACGAATTACTGCATGAGTAATATCATCTTGAGTTTTTACACCCTTACCATTTCGCTTCTGGGTACGGAAGCTAGTTGCAGGAATTCTCTTAACGAGACCACCCTCAGTCATAATAACAACACACTTCTCTGGCTCGACGAATTCGATTTCCTTCTCTTCCTTAGTGGAAGCAACCTGAGTTATAGTGCTTCTGCGAGCGTCGCCATAAGTCTTTTTAAGTTCTGTAAAACCCTTAACTAACTCTGGCGTTGGATTTTGCAGAATTCCCTGTAGTCTCTCTAACTCAGATATAAGCTCAGCTCTTTCATTTTCAATCTCAACTTTCTCTAATTTTGCCAACTTAGAAAGCTTCATATCAAGAATCGCCTTAGCCTGGGCTTCAGAGAAACCATACTGGTTCATAAGAACAACCTTAGCAGCTGCCGCAGACTCGCTCTTCTTAATAAGAGCAATGATATTGTCAATATCTTCAAGAGCCTTCAACAGACCTTCCAAGATATGAATACGAGCCGCAACTTTATTAGCTTCATATTTAGTTTTTCTCAACAGAACATCTTTCTGGTGAGCAATATAAATTTCCAAAAGTTGCTTAATATTCAAAAGCTGAGGTTTCTTCTCAACCAGAGCAACCTGATTGAAACTATAAGTATCCTCTAAGCGAGTTAATTTAAACAACTTTGCGATAATAGGTTCAGCAGAAATTCCCTTTGCTAATTCAATAACGAAACGCACACCATCTTTGTTACTTTCGTCTCGGATGGTAGTAATTCCTTCCAATTTACCTTCCTCACAAAGCTTATCAATTTCCTTTACAAGGTCTTCTTTAGATACCTTATAAGGAATGGAAGTAAAGACGATACTATCGCCACGTTTATCAGATTCAATTTTGTACTCTCCTCTGATTCTTGCTCTGCCCTTACCTGTTAGATAAGCTGCGGGTAATTCGTCTTTGTTAATAATTAATCCGCCAGTTGGGAAATCAGGTCCGGAAATGTAATTCAAAATTTCCTTAATATCACAATTAGGGTTTTGAGTTACATGGATTGCCGCATCCATAACTTCATTTAAATTGTGAGGTGCGAAGCTACAAGCCATCGCAACTGCGATACCAGAAGTACCATTCACAATCAAATTGGGAATACGACCAGGCAGATAGACTGGCTCTTCTTCCACATCGGTATATGCTAATTGCCAATCGACAGTATCTTTCTTAATATCAGCAAGCATTTCTTCGCCTGCTTTAGATAGTTTACATTCAGTATAACGATAAGCTGCAGCCTCGTATCCATCACGTGAACCATTATTACCATGGAAAGAGATAAGAGGGTATCTCATATTCCAAGGTTGACTCAACCACACTAACGCACCATAAATAGAAGCATCGCCGTGAGGATGGAAACGACCCATCGTATCACCGACTGGTTGAGCACATTTTACAAACTTTTTATTATTATGATAACCCTTATCGAACATATCCCAAAGAATACGACGAGCAACAGGTTTCAAACCATCTTCCGCTGAAGGGATGGCTCTATCGGTAATAACACTCAAACTATAATCAAGGAAACTTTGCTCAACTTCCCCGATAATCGGAGTCTGAATTATATCTCCCATAAGGAACCTCCTTTATCTCTACAAAATCTTTCAAAAAATTTTCTTCTGTCCAATTCGATTTCATTGTATTACTAATAACTTCCTCAACTAAATCAAAAATACTACACTTATCTTCTGGTGTCATATATGAATATTGAGTAGGAAGTTCTCGTAACCTCTCAAGCATATAAGGTGGAATAGCTAAGGCACGAACTGCAGTATGTGCGGCTTCTGCTACGCCTTCTGGAATCCGCACATATTTTCGTTCCAAATCTTCTTTCCATAACTTATCTATTGGAGGTTTAATACATTGCATTTTTTCTGAATACTTAGTTATATGTGGCATATGCTTCTTCCTCAGAAATATAACCAGTAGCAAGCTGGTCAGCAAGTTCATTCCATTCATGTCCAGCATGACCTTTGATTTTTCTCAAATCAATACGAAAACCTTGCTTATACCAATCATAATAGGCTTGAATTAAATCAAGATTTTCGGGAACTTTTTTATCACTTTTAACCCAACCATTTCTTGCCCAATTAAACATCCATTCATTGAAAGTATTTACACAATATGCGGAGTCGCTATATACAATCGGAGGCTGGCCCCAATCATCGCATTTTTCTCCATAATTAAGCATAACATATAGAATAGCTTTCAATTCTTCTCTATTATTGGTAGTTCCATTTGTTCTCTTGGCACGGACGAACTGAACACAATCATTTTCGTCAACGCCAACAATGCCGTAACCACCACTTGCGTTCACTTTTCCGTTCCCAACGCAGGAACCATCAGTATAGAAAATCATTCGGGTTTCCTTTCAATAGTTCTTCAAACATTTTATCTACATCAATTGTTGATAAAATATCAACTGTATCACTAATTTTTTCAGTTTCGCCTCGTAGAACTGTAATACCCTTCAAAATGTGGTCATTACATAAAATTACTGTATTATTTGGAAAAGTTTCATTCATTTCTTTTTGAATTGTTTGACACTCTCTCAAACTTAAATTATCAGCAATTTTAAGTAAAATTACATCATTTGGTTGAATATTTACAACCTGGAAAGGATAACCAGTATACTTACCGATTACCCCACCAAAAATAGATGCTTTATTTGTATCAGCATAAGTATATTGTCTACGATTCTCCATAGAGATTACATTAGTAGCGTTGGTCATAAATATAACCTCCATCTAAAAACATATTACTTGTTCCTGTTAGTTCACGCTTAAATACAGTCACATCTTTAATTGCATATTCAGGCATTAAAACTATATTAGGAGTATTTAATAGGCTAATTAGCTTTTCACTAATCGCCTTATATTCATCAATATCAACATCATCACCAATGGTGAATAAAATTGTATCACCAGGAGCAACTTTAATTACATTCGCCATAATAAAATTCCTCCATATCTTTCAACATTTCATTGAATTTTTTACTTTCATCGGGATGTGCGGCTTTATATAAATTGACACTAGCCTCTGTCTTAAATGGGCCAATAACACTTTGAGGGCAATTTAATAGACAATATTCATCCATTAAATCTTGAGCTTGGATGATTTTATCATCGCCCAAATCCCAAAACCAATATCCATGATACTCAGACATCGATATTTGCCCTCCAAGCGTTATCTTCAATAAACTTCTTACGAGGAGTTACAGACTCACCCATTAAGCTCATAAAGACATTTGCCACGGCGGCCGCATCTTCCATGGTAATCTGCTTTAAAGTACGAGTCTCCGCACTCATAACAGTTTCAGCCATTTCATCAGGGTCCATTTCACCTAGACCCTTCATACGACCAAGTTCAAATTTCTTACTATTGGTTTTGCGGAATTCTTCAAGAGCAGCATCATCCTTTAAATACTGGATTTTAGTTCCAATAGTTGCTTTATATAGTGGAGGTACAGCGGCATAAATATATCCCTTATCCAGTAGGTCTGGACAGAACTTCCAAATAAAAGTTAGGAATAGAACACGAATATGAGAACCATCAACATCAGCATCTGCGGTAATGATGAATTTACCATATCTCAACTTAGTTTCATCAACGATAATCTTACCGTCCTTAACTTCTAAACCAAAAGCATCAACCATACCGCTGATTTCTTTATTCTGAAGAGCCTTATGTAGGTCGCACTTCAAAACATTTAGCGGCTTACCACGAAGTTGGAATACTGCTTGAGTACCTCTGTCACGAGCTTCAATTGTTGTACCTGCAGCAGATTTACCCTCAACAATAAAGACTTCACATTTGTGACGCTCTTTAGAGCTGGCATCCGCAAGTACGTCAGGCATAATCACACGACGCTTGTTGTCAACTTTACGAACGGTTTCCTTGGCCTTTTTAGCTTTTTCACGGGCTGCACGTGCCAAAAGTGCTTTATCAACAATGGCTTTTGCGTCTTTGGGATTTGCGTCGAGCCATACTCGGATTTCACGGGCGGTTAAACGCTGAACCGCAGTTCTTGCTTCACTACTGGAAAGAACATCTTTCGTCTGGCCGGAGAAAACAGGGTCAGGCATAATGAAGGATAGAACCAGAACCAAACCTTCCTTCAATTCTTCACCAGTAATATTAGCATCTTTCTCCTTTAGGAGCTTATTATCACGAGCATAGTCATTCATAGTTTGCGTGAGTGCGGTTCTAAAACCGGTTAAGTGGGTTCCCGCACTATTAGGAATAGAGTTGGTATAGAGCTTATACATATCAGTATAAGTATCATTATACTGCATAGCAATCTTAACACCAATTCTATCTTCCATATTTTCAGTATAGAATACGGAAGTTACCTTATTTTTATCTTTATTTAAATCATTGATATAATCTCGAATACCATTTTGAGAAGTGATAACTTCTTCTTCTTTATCTTCATATTTGAAGTTAAACACCATACCAGGAGATAGATAAGCTAGCTCTTGGATTTGTTTCTTTAGTGGGGCATATTCAAGACGAATTCCTTCTTTGAAGATAGTCTCATCGGGCTTGAAACTGATTGTAGTTCCGTGTAGTCCCTTTGTAAAAGGTTGCTCTTCATAAGATTTCAATTCACCTTTTTCAAAAACTGCGTAAGCAGATTTTCCATCACGCACAGATTCAACAGCAAAATAAGAAGATAGAGCATTTGTAGCCTTGGCACCGACACCGTTCATACCACCAGAAGTGTTATAACCAGTTTTACCATCACTATCAAATTTTGCGCCTGTATGAAGTTTTGTATAAACATTCACCAGAGTTTCACTACCATCTTCAGCTTTTCCAAACGGAACACCACGACCATTATCTGCGATACGAATAACTCCATCGGAGCCAACCGTAATAATACAGTTAGTGCAATGTCCGTTTAAGTATTCATCAACTGCGTTAGAAATGATTTCGAGTGTGATGTGTCTAACACCATCAGGTCCAACTGAACCGATATACATACCTGGACGTAGTCGGATAGCTTCGATACCTTCTAGTGTTTTTATGTCTTTTACACCATAATCTGACATATCGTTCTCCTTTCAAATTTCTTAAGATTTTTTCTTATGTGTATATTATACCAAAGATTTTTTAGAAAATCAACTAAAATTTCTTTATTGGACAAAAAAAATAAGGGCGAGACAACCATATGATTGTCTCGCCCAAAAAAATTATTCAACAGGAACGATTTTGCTAATATTTACTTCAGCTTCAATCTTGTTGGTAATATAAGTAGATACATCGCCATAGATTTCAGCCAAATATTCTTTAGCTTCATCAGTCAAAATAGCCATAACAGCATTATATGTTAATTGAAAAGCCTCTTTTTGTGCTTCAGCAGTGAAAGCATTTTCTTTCTTTAATGCTTCAACATAAGTTTGATTGGTAGCAATAACACAAGCAGACACAGTATCAGCGACCATGGCAATATACTTGTCAGCCATATCATTATCTACACCTGCTTGAATTTCAACGCTCTTTACCTTGATGTATTTAACAATGTAAGCAGTTAAAACACCCAATAGAGGAATTACACAAACTTGCAAAATTTCATATAATAGTGGTAACCATTCCATAATTTATCCTCCTTATTATCCATTTGCGGACGCATCAAACTGTTCGGGAGGAATTTCTTCACAATAATCCGCCATAACAGTTTCATATTTAATTCCGCCTTTAGTATTTTCTTTTTCCGCTTTTTTGAAATAAAAAGCTTGACTTGCTCCATATGCGGTCCAGGGGAAGCCGCACATAGCAGCTAACCAAGGTAGTTCACCAAAGAATTGGTTTGCTACGCATACGAAAGCTAAAATAATAAATGCGATTGTAATAATCCAAATCAACAATGACTCTTGGAGTAATAGTCGTTTAGAAAATTCCATTTTATTTTCAGTCTTTTTCTTTTTCATTTTCATCACCTTTTATAAAAATAACTCATTCCTACTTGTCTTATAATATTTTTTCATCTATATTATCTTACATGGTATTATCTTGCTCGCTACTACTTTCACATGCGCCCACACATGCTATAAAATAGAATAGAAATATTAAAAACTTTCAGAATGAGTTATAATAAACGATTAGAGCTTCTTGGTATAATCCAAGTGAATCCAGCCTGCGCCAGACTTTAATTTACCCCACTTGCCATCTTCAGCTACAATAGTGAAAACTCCACCATTTTTAATCTGAGTGGTAATTGGAGAAGAGGTAGTTGCCTTCTGGCGGACATTTAATACATCAGCAGTAACTTTTACCAAATAAGGAGTAAAAGTAGAACCACCGCTATTAGTACCTTCAATTACTGTGTCATAGGGAACTACAAACTTAGGAGCAACAACACCAGTTACGGCACCTGTTTTTTGGGTAGAGAATACATAACTACCAGTATTAGCACGGATTTCTCTCAAATATAATTTAGATTTGAACACCCAGTTAGGAATTGCTTTACCAGAAGTGTAAGTTGCACCAGGCAACAGCTTAATAGCATCGCCAACTTTTAAAGTATTAGTTGGAGTTTCAGGAGTTGGTTTTACAACAACAGCAGATTCAGGATAAACAACAAAACCATTGCCATCAAATACAAAATAGTCTTTACCAGCCTTATCACAAGCAGCCTTTGCATTACTTAATTTAGTATATGCACCAATTTGAGACTTAGCATCAGCCCAACTCTTACGTACACGATATAGCTGAGTTACTACTTCTGGCTCATCCTCTTCTTCTGGAGGAGTAATTTGAGAAGTACTTCCCATTAAAGCGGCAACGTCATTGCGGACATCATCCATAGTTTTACCGTATTTCTTAAACCAATGTAATACATCTCCGTGATTAGAACCCAATCCTAATTTATGAGAATCAGCATGACATAAAATAACAGGAACAGTTGCTCCAGCATAACTTACAGTGCCTTTTGGGTCTAATCCATACATTTTGCATAGATAAGCAGTAATTTCACAAGCTTCTTTATAAGTCTCTTCAAAATAAGCCTTACTTGTCAAGCTATCTTCACAAATTTCAAATTGAATCCAACCATTATTACAAGAACCACGAGAACCAGAACCACAACCCCAAGGCTTATAATCCCAAGGCATAGTTTGAACAGTAGTTACTGTACCATCAGCTAATTTACCAATCCAGCAGTTTAATCCTGCTTGTACAGATACATGGTTCCAGTCGTTTTTATAAGTATTAGTTCCTAATAGTTTTAACATGGCTGCTTTGTCAGAAGCATTATCGCTTGGCTGAACATAGCGTTTTAAATTAGGATTATTAGCACCAGTAGAGTGCCACAGTACACCCTTAACAGTCATTTTAGATGTGCCCTTGTAGCAAGTGCTCTGTGTCTGCATACATACAAGGGGCTTATTAGATGCGGAATATTTCATCTTACCAGTTCCTCCTTGACTTGGTACTGTTGGAGCCACAACAGTATCGTTAACATGATATTTATTATAGTATCCCTGTCCAAAAGAGGCTCGTTTATTTTGTACAGCGGTACTTTGGTCAGCAGGACGCTCAAACTTCAACAATACTGCATTAGATGCTTCTAAAACAGATTTTGCTGATTTTAGAACTTCCCAAACTGAACTCTTATAACTTGTAGTTAATTCATGAACTAAAAACTCTAATTGAGTATTTAAATCACCAATTGACTTACCTTTTTTAGTATGGAAGGTTAACATATTTTGTTTGCGGGAGTAATAAGTCCATTGAGCTAGACCATATCCAGCACTATCATTTACGAAATTCTTATAAATTTTTTGGTCAACTGCGGCAGTGTATTCAGCATCAGTATATCCAAGTTTCTTTTCATAAGTATTTTGTAAATTAGTTGGTTTTAATCCAGATTCAGCATATAAATTACCCATTAATCCAGCAATACCATAATCATTTAATCCTTGAGATTTTAAGAAATCCCAAATAACTTTTGGGTCAGCAGCTTTATCTACAATTTTACTTGTATCAATAGTAGGAGTGGTATCTTCTTCCACAAAGCTTCCACCAAAAGTTTTTACATTACTTGCGCCACCATCATACCAAAAGTATTTAGATGTACGAGTATCAACATGAACACCCCAGCTATAAACACCGATACCCAACATACCGATATGTTCAGCATATTGAGCGATTTCTAATGGGGTTACTCCATCAATTCTAATATCTGCGGCTTCGCCGTCCATATGATTGGACTTGGATGCGCCACCAACATTAGCGTTGTGGGTCTTACATCTAAAACCACTATTGATATGCACTGATTTACCAAAATGATTTCTGATTTTTTGGAGATATTTAACCAAATTTTCATCAACTAAAGTTGAAGAGCAACAACCAGAGCCATGACAGTCAAATTCAGTAGATTTAAAATTTGTACTCAATTGAGTAGCAGTTCCCTTTTTATAGGTTTTAATCGCCATTTATTTCTCTCCTTTCCAAATTTTCATATGAAAAAACCCTGGCGAAAAATTCGCCAGGGCGCAACATATATTAAGTTACATTTTTTCAGCAATTTGTGCAATACGAGAACGATGAATATTTTTCAAAGTAATCTCGCCATACACATCTTCGCCTCGATATACTTGAGAGGCTCTACGCATACCGTTATTACTTCCAGAGAAGTGAATATCGTCAACCTATGTCTTACAGTCACCATCAATAATACAGATACTATCTTCGCCAATACGCTGTAAAGTCAATTTCATTAACTCCACATCCATATTTTGTGCTTCTGAAATATAAATACCAGCGCACATACCAGATGTATCGTATCCACGAATGTCAGACAAAGGTAATAAAACTAATTTTTCTTGCTGAATCATTTGTTCAACAGCAAGTCTTCCACCAAATTTACTAATTAATAGATTACCGATTTGAGAGTCTAAAAGCTTTTCATCTCGTGTGCCAGGGTAATATCCTAATTTAGCAGAATTCTTAGTGGCAACAGTATTACAGAACACAATGATTCTATCAATCTTATTTCTCTCCAGTTTGTGCATCAAGAAGGCCAGACTCAAGAATGTTTTACCGGAACCCGCAGGTCCTTTAACTAAGGTAATCTTGTTATTCATCAAGCTATCGGCCGCAAGTGACTGGTAAACGTCTCCCTTCATGGGTTTAACGTCTCCGAACCAGCGAGAATTAAAACTGTTATAACTCAAATGTCTATATCCATTACCTGTCCAGCATAGTCGGTCCACGCATTCGCCATCAGTATTATATACCAACAAGTATTCATTAATATGTAGGTCATATAGATTGGCTTCTGGATTGGAATAAAATTCAGTCATTCCATCTTCATCCAAGAATACTTCTTTATAACCATCATAATTATATTCCTCCTCAACAACCTTTTCAGTTGTGAAATACATACTTGCGATATGACGGCAGATTAAGTCATTAGTTACAAAGATAACTTCATCTTCTGGATGTGTGGCTGCAAAATGACGAGCGCAAGCGATGATTTTGGCGTCGTTAGTTAGGCTGATACCATCTTTAAGCATTTTCTCGCCATATAGGTCATTGTAAAGAACAATTTCAAATGAGCCATAGTGTTCGTCGAGGTCAGTTAGAACTTTGCGGGCCGCAAACTTCACATCGGCGTCTTTGTTGGAAGCGGTTTTAATATGCTCCAATTCTTCTAAAGTAATTGAAGTAATTACTAAAGCGTACTCGTCAGATGTGAATAAATGCCCAGCTTGTTCTAAAAGACTACAAGTGTCATAGCATTTAAACTTCATCTTCATTCTCCTCTTCGTCGTAATCTTCTGGGTCAGGCATGCGGAAACCGATTGGTCTACGAGGTGGGTCCTCTTCCGCAGAGGCGGCTGCCTAACGCATTTTAATATTGGTTTGGTTTATAATCTCACTTTGTTTGGCTTTTTTTGCTTCAACCCAAGTTAAAAACCAAGCTGAAAGTCCATCCAGCAAAGGAATAACATAAGTTACAAAAATAATACCAAGGATAAAATATAATAACTCCATGTATATCTCCTCCCTACCAAATATAAGAATTAGGGATTATGAATTACTGGCTTTTGGCCCGAAGTCTTTTATATAGTTTGTCCTTTCCTTCAATATAATCTTTAATAAACTTTTGTTCGTCAGCTATATCGTTGTTAATTGCAGCTAATTCTTTTTCAATCACGCGAATCTAACTACGCATCATTTTCGCTTCGTAAGAATAAGCATTATGATGGGTACTGGACCTCATGTTATCATATAGGTGCTTTAAAATTTTTAACTGAGGTTTAATCTCACAATCGCGGATATGACGCAATACTTTAATATTGGCACGAGATTCAGCCAATGTTAGACCAACTCGTTCACTTTCAAAATCTAAATCGTCGGGATGACAAGTTGCTTCACCGACAAAACGATAACCATTATATTCAATAATATATACGGCACTTCCATTAACATAGCCGTAATTGGGTTCTTTTGTAAAAGATTGCATAGGATTTCTCCTCCTTATTTAAATTATAATAAATTATACCCAAAAAATATGGAAAAGTCAATTAGTGGCATTTTGGAGAAAAAATTTGTATAGGCGGTCGGAATTCCAAACTCGGAGCCGAACGAGAACCACGACAAATAGCCCCAGGAATTTCTTCCTGGGGCTAGAATTTATTCACTTATTAGCTGTTGTTGTCGGCAATCTTGGCGCCAATCATACCACTGATGACAGACATGGGGTCTACACCAGTTGCGCCCTTGAAGCCTTCGATAATCTGGGTCATGTTACCCATCATGTTGCCAGCCAGCTGACCGGAATCGTTACCAATCAGGTGGATGTCAGCACCGGCGTAACCCTTACCGATAGCTTCGGCAATTGCAGGCAGCTGCTCATACAGCACCTTAACTGCATCCAGTTCCATCTGCTGCTTAGCGGCGTCGCCGTACTGCTTCAGAGCTTCAGCCTTCTCCAGCATACCCTTTGCTTCAGCCTCAGCCTTAGCACGGATAGCCTCTGCTTCTGCCAGACCCTTTGCCTGTTCAGCAGCAGCTTCTGCTTCACCCTGTGCCTTGATAGCGGCAGCCAGTGCCTTCTTAGCTTCTGCCTCAGCAGTAGCCAGAGCCAGGTCAGCCGCAGCCTTCTTTTCAGCCTCGATACGAGCAGCTTCAGCCAGCTTCTCACGCTCATACAGGTCAGCTTCCGCAGCCTTCTGAGCGGCGTATGCCTTAGCATCAGCAACCTGCTGTGCAGCGTACTTGTCAGCGTCAGCCTTCTTCTTAATCTCAGCTTCCAGCTTACGCTCGGTGATAGCAACCTCGCGCTCCTTCAGCTCGATTTCCTTCTCCTGACGAGCCAGGTTTGCGTTTGCCACAGCGATTTCGTGTTCCTTACGCTGGTGCTCGGCCTCGATAGCCTTAGCAGCGTCAGCCTTTGCCTGAGCGGTGTCAGCCTGCTCCTGCATGGCTGCCTTTTCAACAGCGAACTCGGTCTGCTTCTTAGCAATCTCGGTAGCAGCCTTGACCTTTGCGTCGTTAGCTGCCTTGTCGTTCTCAGCCTCGGCAACGGCGATTTCACGCTGAGCATTGGACTTCGCAATGGCAGCGCCCTTACGAATCTGCTCGACGTTGTCGATACCAAGGTTGTCAATTACGCCACCCTCGTCGGAGAAGTTCTGAACATTGAAGGATACCAGTTCCAGACCGAACTTAGCCAGGTCAGGAACGACGTTTGCCTGAACCTTATCAGAGAATGCCTTACGGTCAGAAACCATTTCAGTCAGCTTCATCTGACCAACGATTTCACGCACATTACCTTCCAGAAGGTCATTAATCTTGGCACCAATGGTATCTCGATTGATGTTCAGGAAGTTCTGAGCGGCAAGAGCAATCATTTCATCGGAACGGCCAACACGAACAGCAACAGTAGAGTCAACACGGACGTTGATATACTCGGCGGTAGGAACCGCAGTCTTGGTCTTTACGTCAATCTGAATCGCACCAAGAGACAGCTTATCAAGACGCTCGAAGAAAGGAATCTTGATGCCGGCCTGGCCAATCAGGATACGGGGCTTCTTGCGGACACCGGAAATGATATAAGCCATATCAGGGGGTGCCTTGGTATAACCAGAAGCAAGCAGGATGATGACTGCCAGAGCAATCAGTGCGGGAACAATCAGACTAAGAATTTCCATTTGTTGTTTCTCCTTTTACTCATTAAAATATATATTTTTTCAAGGTTCATAACCGAGTTTTTTGAGTAAATCAATTAACTCGGCTCGCTCTTGTAAGAGCCGTTTTGTTTGCTCCCAAGAGATAAAGTAATCTCTCAAAGCATAATCAATTTCAGTCAGTCTTTTGAAAATTTCTAAAGCTGACTTTTCTTCATGAGGTAGCATTGTCCATCTTGTTGTCAACAGTGCCACTCCACTTTCACAAGCCAAAAGATTTTTCGTCCATCGCGATATCTTACCGCGTGGTCATCATACCAGCCATTATCCATTTTTTCGATGGCTTTTTCGGCTTCTTCTCTGTTTTTATAAACAGGTTCTTTATGGAACTTTAGGTTTCCATGATATCCACTTGTTTCTTGCGGGTCATAAGCGAAGCTATTTAATTCTTTCAGAATTGCTTTTTCACTTACTGAACAGTGATAGTCTAGGTGTCGGATTGCGTGACTCATGTCATTTCCTCCTTTCACCCATAATATCCGCCGTCGGGAGCATCTCTTTTGTAAGAAGGACAGGGAAACTCTTTTAGAAGACCCCTCGTCGCACATCCTACTTCATAGACGCACTTCGCACATTTGGTTTCTTGTTCAGCCTAAAGCATCGCAAGACACTTGGCGGTTTCTTCTCTCATCATTTCAATTGCATCATCCAAGAGGATAGGAGTGCAATTATTGGAGTCCATGCCCACATGGAACATATAAGGCATATCCTCATAAAATCTCTTCTGTTGATGAGTATGACCGAAGAGATTGATTAGATGCATTCTCAAATAAGGAGCTTTCTCCAAATTGGAAGTCATTGTAGGATGGTGGCTCAAATAGAAGTTGTACTTCTTGTACTTCATCATAGCCGCCGCAGGCTGAAGACCATTTGCAAGAGGCTCCAGCACAGTCACATTGGGCAACTGCTTATACAACTCAATGCGGGCCGCAGTATCGTGGTTGCCAGGGATGATGGTAATGTGACCATTCAATCTCTTCAAGCAACTAATACCATGAGCATTGTCATTAAGCATTACATCGCCCAAATGGAAAACTTCATCTTCGGGATTGACCACAGAGTTCCATCTTCGGATTACCTCTTCATCATGCTCCTGGATGGAGGTGAAGCCACGAGGTCCGTAGAGGAATTCTCGGTCATGACCGAAGTGAGTATCACTCGTTACAAAAGTTCTACTCATACATTTACCTCCTTTGTGACACCCTCTGCGTTAACCGCGTAGACGTGGGTGAAACCCTCTTCCGCAGTGGGATACGCAAAGGACTTAAACATATTATCAATCGCACTCACGGGAACTCTTGCTCGACCGGAGCGGAGTGAATTTCTTGCCTGGCAAAGCTCACGAGGCGTTGTGAAACACACACAGTTAAGCTCACCAATATTATTTTTCTTGACTCGATTAAGAGTTTTGTTACGAGAACGCTTATTCAAATGAGTAGCGTCGATGTAAATAGTGTGAATATCTTCTCTTTCAAGGGTCTGATTGATGTAGTTAATGAAAGTGTCGAATACTTCATCCTCATGGGAGAAATACTCTTCATCTTCACCAACAATGGCAAATCTCACATTGTCGCGAGAAATCCATTCAGAACCAGGCGTAATATTCGCACGCACCCACGTGGACTTACCCGACGCAGGAGGCCCCGACAAAAGATAAACTTTCTTTAGCTTCATCCTTATACACCCCATTAGCAAAATTTTCACGAAACTCTTCAACTTCATCGAATGTCTTACACTCGATATGATTTACTTCGCATTTGCAGTGAACACAGTAGAGTTTCTTTCGGTGCATCCCCTCGTGCTTGAAACCTTGCTTACGCATCAAGGGGATGCCCTTATTACCGCAGTTAATACAGTAAAAACTATGTTCTGCATAGCCCCTGCGGGCCATTAAGACTTACTCCTTACAGTCACAGTATGACCGAACAGGATATGGCACAGCCACTGGAGACCAAAAGCCTGCCAGTAACCAATCACCGGGAGTCCAAACAGACTCACAGCAATCCAGTTCCACAGCCACATCGTAATAGCAGGACCCAGGAACAACAGGGCAATCAGACCGATGATGATGAGAATTGCGGCACCGCAACCAATTTCATCATGACTTGACCAAGCATTTCTACTCATTTTCATTTCATTCCTTTCTTTATCTTACATATATATTATATCATATTTTTTTATAAAAATCAATTAAGACAAATAGGGGTCAGAGCAGAAGACCTCTTCATCCCAAGTATCCAGGTTCAACAGAACACAGTAGCCAGTAAAGACGGCGCCGCAATCAATGCAGCATTTCTTTCCACCAGCGTACCAAAGTGCACCAGGTTCGATTTCTCCCATGCGGCAAGCAGGGTCAATATCTTCCAAAAGATATGGAATTGGAGTGTGTCCGTGAACAATAATCGCCTTTTGGAAGATTTCATCTTCGGGCCAGGGGTCAAGGAAATGGTCTCTATCCCAAATTAAATCTTCAGTCCACACCCAGCGCATTTGACCTTGGTGGTCAGTTTGTGGAGTGAAACCAGCATGAGAGAGATATACAGTTTCACCTTGTGTGTTGACATATGTTGCCTTATCAGGCAGTCCAGCAAGGCGGCCTTTCCAATTTTGCCAATCAGGCTCTTCCATAGCTTCCTCAAAGGTTTTCTTACCTCCGTTGCTACGAAGCAAAGCAAATGCAGAGCCATAGCCACGGCCCATTGCTTTAACTAGCATATCTTCATGGTTGCCTTTTAAATAAATAAATTGGGGGTCATCAAGAATGGTTTTGATGCATTCCCAAGGGTGCGGTCCGCGGTCACCAGCGTCACCAAGGAAGTAAACTACATCTTCTGGCTGAAGCATATCCTTAATAGCCTTATAGAAGTGTAGCATACCATGTAAATCAGAACAAGCATATACAGCCATTATTTTACCTCCTTCTCTGGAATTAATACGAACATATAGCCCGTACATTTAGGAGGTTCACCCTCCTTAATCATTTTTGCAAGACTTTTTTCAAGGGATTCGATAGTTGTTTGCATATATTCATGACCCTTTTCGTAGCCTGTAATCGCTGCGAAAGGAGGGTTATTAATTGGCATTTTCATACCATCTATAAAAATATATCCCTTAATTCCAAACATCAACCTTTCGCCTCGCTTAAATAGTTTCTAATTTCTTCTCGATAATTATAAACATATCGAGGAACAAGTTTTTCAATCATCGGGTCGCTATTAGGCATCTGAAAAGCCTGGCGAACCAATGTTGCACTAATACCTTCGAATCTATCAAGAAATTTAAATCGAAGTAACCATCTTTCATCTTGGGCAAACCAACCGAGCATAATACGGGGGTCATCACTGTAATAGATAGTCATATCAGAATCTTTGGTTTTACTAAACATCTTGATATAAAGATATCGGCCCCATGCGTGGCTATTGTCAGCTTCATCAGTCATATCAGCTAAAGGAAAAATATGAATATATTTCATTTGTTCTGTTGTAAAATGTTCGTGAAGAGAGCCTTCCAAAAGCATGATACGAAAATCAATGGGTAGAGGATTGCGGACAGTGCCGCTCTTATCGGCAGAGCCAACGAAGATATAAAGGTCGCAATTATTTGCGGCGCAATCTTCATAAGCCTTTTGAACCATATTTAAATGTCCTCTATGAAAAGGCTGTGCTCTAAATAAAATAACACCTGTCATAATAATTCTCCTCACTTAATCACTAAATCTTTTGCTTCTTCTTGAGTGATACCGAAATAGTCTTCAAAAATTTCCATATCACCAGGGTCACAAGCCCCAGAACAGATACATTTTCCCTCATGCAACACCCAATACCACATACCATCGGGGTATTTAATTAAATGCTCTATTAAAGCAAAAAAATCTTTAATATTGGGACAACCATATACAGCAACTAAACCCTCACCGGTAAATTCATCTGTGAAATAAATATAAGGGTCTGCTACGACACGGTCTCGAATTTTATCTGTAAAAGCTACAATGATAGGAGCATCAATATTCACAGTCATTTATATCAATTCCTTTCTTAACTTTATATATATATTATAACATATTTTTTAATAAAAATCAAAGAGGAAGCATTAAGCTTCCTCTAAGATATGGAGAATGTCGTCAACAATAGCATCATAACCAACTATATCGCCAGTGGAAATTGTATAAGGGAGTTGCTCCTTATTGAGCAATTCCAAAATTTCATCAGCAATCTTATCAGATTCTTCTTCAGTCTGGAATCGTCCTACTGGATTATATTCTTTGGTGCGAACTAGGAAATAGTTTTTACAATTGTAGCTGTTCATTACTTTGCGGACGACATTATTAAAATCTTCGCCCAAAACGGGGTCATGGTTATAAACTAAAGATAGAAGTAAGGGAGAGTCAGTAATAACAACATCAACTTTATCAGCACAACGGCTGATGCGGAAATATTGCTTACCAAAGATGTAAGCCTGATTATTGAAAACAGCTTTACTCTCTTCCCATACCTTATCCTTAGCGAACTCAGTTACCAGCTCTGCGTTAATACCACGCATTTTGAGCTGGCTGAAGATATATGCGGCACCAGTAGACTTACCAGTACCAGGAGAACCAAAAAGATTAACTAAAATCATTTATTTTCCTCCATATGATAATTTGAAATCAGTTTTTTCTGTTTTTTTATAAGTAGATGCATTTTTAGCATAGGTACTTTCTGCTTCGCGCAATTCTTGGCGCACATCCATTAAAATTTTACCAAGAATATTTTTACCTTCGATTTCTGCACACTTGGGGCAAACACAATTACCCCAAGTATTATCATGCCAAGTATTGCCTTCTACTAATTCTTCATCACCAGTGTCTAAAAGTTTTTGTTTTAAATCGGGGTCAGAAAATTTGTATTTCAAACCATCATGCATTACACTAATCTTAATACGCTCCCAGTCAGGGCGCAAAGAGCAGTGTCGCCCCATTCGCTTTGCCTGTCCAGGTGTTTTTGCTTTTGCAATAGCTTTAAATTCACTTTCACTCTTGGTTTTCCAAGCTTGGAACCAGTGTTCCACAGTAGGAAAAGTTACACCATCTACAGTAAAAGGAGAGGGGAAAAAGTTGCTTAGGAAAGCGTACTTTCCATCAAACATCGCAATCATAGCGATACCTCCTTAGAAACTAAATGGACTTTCTTCTTTGTTGCTGTTTTCGTGCCAAGCACGAGTCTTGATACGAATATAGGGCATGCAAATATCTCTTTTATGGAGATTTCTGGTGTGGCGCTCTTCAATCTTGCGAAGAGTCTCATAGTCGGGAAGTACTTCATCCAAAAGATAAGCATCCAGTACATCATAAGGAATACCAGTGTTATCTTCATCGGTCTTACCACTCATACCATCACCAGGTGCCTTATGAACCAGGTGTGCGGGCAACTCATCCAGATTGTCGCCAATCTCAATGACCTCACGGACGCAGTAATCCTTTAAGATAGCGAAGTCGCCAGCCAGGTCACCATACTTGGTAGTGTAGCCGATATACAGTTCGGATTTATTGCCAGTATTGATTACTCGACCGCCCATATCTGCGGCAACTGCGTAAAGAGTTGCCATACGGATACGAGCAGGCGTATTTGTATTAACTGCGGGATTTTTATAGGCGTCACCCACCATTCCCGCAAACATCTTGGTGATAGGGCCAATATTGTAGGCTCTATAGGGAATATGAAGAATGTTGCATACTTCCACAGAGTCCTTAATATCCTTCTGGTCACCATCGGGCATCAGCACACCAAAAACTCTTTCGGGACCCAGTGCTCGGACAAGCAGGGCGGCCGCAATCGTGGAATCCTTACCACCGGAAATACCAATAACTGCCTTGGTATTCTCATTACCATTCTTGACAAAATATTTCTTAATTTCATCAACAATGTGCTGGATTTCCTCTTCAACATCAATTACTTTGAAATCAAAATCACCCATATTTACGCCTCCAGTTTGTAAATATATACATCATAGTCCTCAGAAAGGGCTTCCCAAATCATCGTTTTAATTACTTCCCAATTTGCGCCACCAAGGCCGCAGCCAATATGGTCAGGAAAGCCAATTTTACTGCCGTGGGGTACCTGGTCCCTAATCTTACCAAGACAAGACCAGAAGCCATCATAAGAAGTATATCTCTTACCATCATAGCCATAATATTGCTGTGCAAACATATTTATCACAGTCTTGTCTACATCAACAGGAACTAACTGAATCTCGCCCAGAAGGGTATCAGTCCAGTCGGGTCCGTTTTCCATCCCGCCGCACATTTGATAGATTTCTTCTTCTCTCTTGGTGCAGAGGGCAATATAATCTTCATATACTCGATGCCATCTTGTTTTAATGTTCTTGGCGATGCCAGAGGCCATGCGCCCCTGGCAATTCACCTGATGGCAGTAATAATCCAATTTCGCTTCGAGCATATCACCTTTAATAAAGTGAATACTCATTACGCAATCTCCGGATACAGACGAGCACGAATTTCGTGGAAATTTTCAATATTCTTCAGAAAACCATCTGCGAAGGAGGTGCGAAGCAGGGTTTCATCATCGGGAACCCATTCGCCATAGCCGTCAATGCATACAAACTCATCCTTGTCGGGGTGAATCTGAACCGCGCAGCAACCTTTATGGGACTTCTTCAGTCCGCCCTCGTCAGTCTTGGGGTCCTTATAGATAGGAACTTCCTTGCCGCCAAAGATACCGTGAGTAGCCTTCATTGCCATGCCCCAGGTATCACGAGTCAGAACAGTGAACTTATTGTCGGGGCTGAACAGAGCGTGGAAGCAGAAAGCACCAACACCGAAGACCACATTGGTAGCCGCGAAGCCCAGCTGAGCCAGAGTTTCGTAAATTTCACGAACCTTATTCAGAGTGCAGCCGTCACCATAAATCAGACCAATATGGGGGTCCAGAACCTTATAGCCAGCTTCATTGATGGTGCCACCAAACTCATCCCACAGTTTCTGGATAGTGCCGATGGTAATGGAAACCATGTCGCCAGAGTCAGGACGGATAAGCAGCTTGCCATTGTGAGCCAAAATTTCAGCCTTGCAGGCAGGAATGATATTGTCTACCATATTCCAGTAGTCATAGGTATCAGATACCATAGAGAAACTGGTATTGGGGTAAATTTCAGTCAGCATACGCTTCACAAAAGTGATTTCATCGCCGTCGATTGCGAAATTCGCAGCCATAACAGAGTGTTCAGTGGAAACGGCACCCAGACCCAGCTTATGCTCGGCGCACTGTGCGTCGTAATAGTCGTCCAGGTAGGGTAGCGCAGGAATGGTAGAGGTCTTATTGAAAGACAGGAGCCAAGAAGCGGAGCAACGAGTTGCGTCTTCCAGGCAGCTCATACCACGGAAACCGAAGTCAGCCATTGCCATAAAGGGGTCGGCGCCGGGGGCAGTCATATCGTAATACTTCTTTGCAATCTTGTGGTATTCCCAACCAACGGTCGCATATGCACACATAGGCCACACTTCAGTCTGGAGCAGGCACTCAACCCACTGAACCAGCCATGCGAAACGAGGGTGAGTATTTCTCATCTCAACGATGGGAACACCCATATTGACAACAGTGCCTTCGGGCAAGGCGCGGATTTCCAGGGGCAGATAACCCAGCTCATGCAGTTCAACGATGCGATTACGAGCGACATTGTTGATACCCAGGTGAGCATCAATATAATGGTCATACTCATACATCACCCAGTCCAGAGGAGTGGCGAAGAAGCTGTCGAAGCCTTCCTTCATATCAGTGAGGAAAGGATGAACGCCCCAAACGACCATCTTGGGGAAATTCTCATTCATAGCCTTTCGAGGAGTCAGGTAAGAAGCCAGAAACTCCTGATTGTCAGGATACATCAGGGGGTGGCACTGCTTGTAAGAGTCGCTGTACAGCATAATCATTCTACGAAAATCCATATTATCAATTTCCTTTCTTTTTTCTCGCAATGCGGATTCGTTTACTTTCCATCTTGTTAGGAATATGCTCACGGGTCGCCAGTTCAGCTTTTACACGAGCCTGGTAGGCTCTCTTGGCGGAATAATCTGCATCTTCCCAGTCATAATCGCCCCAGCGATATGTATGTCGCAGATGTGCCAGAAGCTGGCGAGTTTTCAGATTTTTCATCTGCTCTTCGGAGAGGATTCCGCAGTCTCTTTCAAAGTTACTCATTTAATCACTTCCTTTACTTTCTATATATATTATATCATATTTTTTTATAAAAATCAAAAAAGCCCCTTGAGTCTCAAGGGGCTTTTACTTATTCCACTCTATCTTCATATAAGGTGAGGCCGCATTCTCCAGATTCGGGGAACCACTCGCAAATAGAAGTGATTTTACCATCATAATCAGTGAAAATAACATATTCCATTCCGTCACTCATTACGAGGAAATATGTCCAACAAGCGCACCTATACTCTTGGAGCATAAACACATCGGGAACGTGTGCAAGAACTGTGCCAATAAAATCTTCATTCCCAATTCTCGGACCAATCATATCCTCTAAAATGAGAATAGCGTTTTCGTTAAGGTCGGGAATGGATTCAACAATTGTTTCCGTAGACGATGGGGTTTCTTCATAAGGGGTGTCGCAAGCAATAAGTGATACACAAAGGCAAATTGCCAAAACAAAGCAAATAAAAAGTTTAATCGCTTTCTTCATTTCACTTCTCCTTCGGGAATTTCAATTAAATTGAAGACATCTTGAATATCTTCATGGAAGACCAGCTCAGCTCTGAAATCTGCTACTGTAGGGTCTCTGTTAATGACAACCAGATGACTATCATCGCAGTAGAATGGCAGGCTTGCGGCAGGTTGAACTACCAGGGAGCTACCAACCACAATCATCAGGTCGGCTTGAGCAGCTGCCACCTGGGCATTGCTCCAAGCAGGAAATGCCAGCCCTTCACCATACAGGACAATATCGGGTCGGATAGTGCCTTCGCCGCACAGAGGGCATTTAGGAATATCATTTAGATTATTGTAGTTTCCATCCAATACATCTTCTGGAATAAACAAGTCGTGACCACAATCCTGGCAATACCAACGACTCATAGTACCGTGGACAGCATATATCCTATCCATGCCAGTGTCTTCGTGTAAACCATCAATATTTTGTGTAATCACAGACACTTTTCTTGCTTCCTGCAGCTCAGAAATTCTTTGATGGGCGATGGTTGGCTTAGCTCCACGAAAATCCATTTTTTCACGCAGATACTCGAAAAAAGCCTGTTCGTGCTTCTGAAGGCAGGTGCTGCTCAGCATATATTCCGGACTCTTGCCTCCAATATACGGACTTGCGTACAGACCATCCGCACTGCGGAAATCCGGAATACCGGAGCCAGTTGAGATACCGGCTCCGGTAAAAAACACGATATGCCGAGCGTCCGCAATTATCTTATTTAGTTTCGCAATACGCTCATTAAAATCCATATCTTACTCTCCCATTTGTGCCTTGACGCAAGCATCGCCTGCAGCCATAGCTTCTTTCAGTGCCTCTTGGGCAACCTTCATATCGCAGCCCTCTTTCTTCAAGAAAGGCATCACATTCTTCATAATGACACCCTTATTACCAGAGCAGATAGAAACTGCGTTACAAACTCCCCAGTAGTTAATCATCTTGACAATTTCATCCTTGTCGTCGATAACCTTAGGAGCATACTCCAAAGCGATAGAGAGCTTCATCAGATATTCAGCCTTACGAGCCTTCAATTCTGCATCTCTCTTGGGGTCTGTTGCCCCATCGGGACAGGTATCGACCATCTCTTGGACAGTCTTCTTATACTTCAACATCACTTCATCGACAAAAGCATCTGTGATTTCTACTCTCTTTTTACCAGAGGTAGCAGCTTTGTCGATTGTGGCGACCATATCAGCCAGAGTCAAACGTCTCAGCTTATCGCCGTTTTTCAAGGCAGTTGTCATATCTGCCTTAATAGACTCATACTTATTCATTGGAGTCTACTCCTTTCTTTAATGATATACAGTAATCCATTCCTTCCAGTAAGGGTCATAACCTTCGTTGAATAACTCTTCGGGGAAAATGGACTTAGTGGTATAGACATGGTCAACAAGACCATCAGTGCTGGCCATTTCACCCAAAATAATAGTCTTTTCGCAATGGGTGACATACAGACTTACGCTCTTGGCGCCAGCAGCCTTAAGAGCTTTAGCAGAATGGTAGAAAGTACCACCACGAGAACAGATATCGTCAACGATAAGAACATTCTTATCCTTAACTGCTTCGGCGTTGATAATATCCAGGCCCTGAATCTGACCGGTCTTCCAATCTCGCTTTTTCATTCCAAAAGCGTAAGGAATATCAAACCCACCAGAATAACGCTTCATAGCACCTTCATCGGGGAAGAAGAGTACATCAGCCTGAGCCTCAAAAATTGCATCCAGAACATAATTAGTAATGGGCATTTCTTCTACATTGTTCAGAAGGGCCAGGCTTACGTTGCTATGTGCGTCACGCACATGAACAACCTTGAAATTCAGAGAGTTGATAACTTCGCAGAAATACTTGAGAGTGAAAACATCTTCATCAGACTTCACTCGGTCCATGCGGGCATGGGGGATGTAAGGCATTTCCAGAACAACATCGCTGTAAGAATAGACGCGGTCCAGATGGCGCTTTACGCAAATCAAAGAGAAAAGCTCTGCATCATTTTCATAATACCACTCGACCAGAATATTACCGCGAGTGTCAAATTCATCCCCATTGGGGTCAAACTTCATCAACAGAGTGCCATCGGGGAACTGACCCTGCTTAATTTCGACATTACCTACTTTAATCATACATTTTCCTCCATGTTTCTCCCATTCCGAGTTCTAAATCGGCACTTCCATTCCAACCGAATACTCGGAAAGCTCGTAATTTGATATATGCTTTATATCTTTTGAAATTGCCCTCGCAGTATAGAAAAGCTGAAGGACAATATGGCAAATCTTCTTCTTTCAATTCTGAAAGCTGTTCACGCGACATTAAGCAGCTTTCTCGCAAAGAGTTTAGATGATGTTGACCTGGCACAGCTTCATCGCCTCCAGAGCAGTCTTGTGGCTCTCGGGGGTAACACAGGCGCAGCAATCAGCAATCACATTCACAGGAACCTCGGGCAGCGTAGCCTTAGCCAGAATGGCATTGGACATAACACAGATTCCGGTACACAGACCCATCAGAGTAACCTCTTCAACACCCAGACGCTCATTGATATCGAACAAAATGTTCTGCAGTTCGACAGAGCCAAAAGTAGGCTTTTCAACCTTGATAGGGTTAATGTCGGTCATGGGGTAGACCTCATAAGCGTCGGCATAGGTGTCGATAACATTGATGTAAGCCTTGAACACTTCATCAACAATGGAATGACCGGCAGTGCCCTTGATGCAATGACGAACCGGCAGATTTTTACCCTCCAGGGTATCCATGTAATTTTCGGGATGAGTATCCTTGGTGAAGATAACCACAGTATCGGGAGCTGCCATCTGCTCAATGGTCTCTGCGACCAGCGGAACGATAGCCTGCGCCTCCTTGGTGCCCAGGGAACCATCAACGAAATCCTTCTGCATATCTACGACAATAAGAACTTTCATATAATTCATATCCTTTCCTTTATCTTACATATATATTATAACATATTTTTTTATAAAAATCAAAAAAGGGATGGGTTGCCCCATCCCTTAGAAATTTTTAATTAGTGAGCGCTGAACTGGCTCATAACTTCCTTCAAATCGAAGGGAAGTCCGTTCACCAGCTTCTGAGTTGCCTCAACAACGCTCTCACCCTTAGCCATAGCGTAGGGGCTCATATGCTTAGCCAGAGTTTCCATCATATCAGCCTTGCCACCGACTTCAAGAGCCGCAATCAGGTCAGGAGTGATGGAAGCCATGATGCTCTGTACAGTCTCGGCATATGCCTTCTGCTTAGCAGCTTCAATGTCTGCCATGTTGCGCTCGTGAGCCTCAGCAGCCGCATTTTCAGCAGCCAGACGCTCCATAGTAGCATCGTGCTTAGCCTTTTCACGAGCCAGGCTTGCCGCAGCCAAAGCATCTACCATTACCTGCATATCGACCTCAGCCTGCTTCTTAGCCTTGTCCTCAGCCTCCTGGCGGCGGTTGATTTCAGCCTGAATCTGCAGTTTGGTCTCAGCTTCCTGCTTCTGGAGAGCCATCTTATTGATAAGCTCCTGGGTGCGCAGTTCCTGCTTCTTCTGCTCGGCAACAGCCAGAGCTTCAGCAATCTCAGCTTCACGCTGTGCGTCAGCCAGTTCCAGAACCTGACGAATCATATCAGTCTGCTTGTCAAGAATCATATCCTCAACATCGCGCTGAACATCGATGCTCAGAACTTCCACGTCATGGATGAACATACCATTTTCGGGGAAGTAGCGGTGGTTGTGATGCTTACCATGCTCACCATCGCACTCGGCATCAGGGTCAATACCCAGAGTTACATTACGAACAATATCAGAATAATTCTGATAGAAGTCGTAGATGGTGTAATCCTTAGCGGCACGCTTCAACAGAGAACGAACACGGTCACACAGATACTTGACATAGTTGTCAACTGCGAACCACTTGTCCATATCTGCCTTATCGAAGTCAACACAGTAGCTGACCTTGACAGTAGCACGGACAAAGTCCTTGGTCTCAACATTGATAAGGTCAGAAACCTTATTGTTCTCGTGACGCAGGTAAACGGTCTTAATCAACTTATCAGTGGTCTTAGGACGACCAGTAGACAGCTCCAGACGCTCCAAATCCTGGTCATAGTCAAGCAGAACAGTCTGAGGACCGCAGACCACCTTACGCTGGCCATCCTTGGAGATAACATTGACGGCATAACCGGTCCATACATCAATGCTTACGACGCCATCAAACTTAGTGTCAAGAGTGATAGTACGAGGCTTAGTGTAGGAAGTGCCACGAGAGATATTTGCCTTAGCTTCCAGGTTTGCCAGAGTAGAAGCACTGGAAGTAGCAGTTGCATATGCAGTCAGAGAATCAACGAAGTTCATAGAAGCAGCCGCAGACTTCTCAACAGCCTTTTCAGTTAGACCAACATTGTACTCCAGAACAGCACGGTTGCCGGGATACCACAGTGCGCACTGGTTCTCGCTCAGCTTACGCTTAACAACAACCTCAGTGCGGGGGTCAGGTAGATACATAGCAGGGCCCTTGACAGTGTTGATAACACCAGTCAAACGGTTCATAATGTAGCGGCCTTCACCTTCGGGAATTGCGATTGCGTGGTGAGTCAGCTTACCATCATAGTTGATGATAGCGTGTTCGGGGCGAGGATAATAAATCATAGTATCCTTACCAGTGATAAACATTTCCTCACCGATGGGATGTACGGTACCATCGTCGTCCTTATACTCTGCGATAACCTTGACATAAATACCGGAGATAGGAGACAGCTCGATAGCACGGAAGATATAACCGCCCTTGGGGCTGGTTACGAAAGTTTCAGTAGGCTTGGGGAACACAACTTCGGGACCGTGGACATAACGCTTGTTACCGTCCTCGTCCTTCAAGATGCAGTACTCTAGACGCTCCAGAGTAACGGCCTCGCGCACATAACCCTTACTGTCATCGTTATTTACAGGAATAACTTCAATACCAGTAGGAGGAATGTAGAAGGAAACCTCAGTACCCTTGATAACCAAAATCTGACCATTTACATAAGTAGTATTGGTCTTGGTAATCACATTACCCTCGGCGTCACGCATTTCACCCTGGCTCTTAGAAGCAGCTTCTGCTTCGTAAACTCTTGCCAGAAGATACTGGTTGGAACGCAGTGCGTGACCGCGAATAACCTTGTACATCTGACCGGGGAACAGGGAGAAGTTGATAGGACCACGCAGGTTAATCTTGCGGCCGATTTCCAGGTCGGGAGACAGTACTGCCTTACCCTGCTCGGGATACTTGTCGCCAGGTGCGGGGTTCTTAAGAATTACATACCAGTTCTCTGGAGCAGAAACGAATAACTGCTTTGCCTGGTCGAAGTTGGAAACTTCACGGAACTGCTTAGTCTTGGAATCGAAGATTACTAGACTCTCCTGCTGAGAAATTGTCAGCATAATAGGGCCAGAATAGGTCTTAATCTGACCGTTTGTTTTATTCTGAAGGAAACAAAACTCATTGGTAGCCAGGACCAAGTCCTTCTGTCTCATAGAATTACCATTTTCATAACGCTCATCATATGCCATGGTGGAAATTCTCCTTTACTTTTCTTTATAATATATTATACAAATTTTTTATAAAAAAATCAATAGGACACTTTTTTAGGACAGCAAATTCTCAAAATTTGCGATAACCTTAGCATTGTCCGCCTTTAGAGTTTCCAAAGCGGAGTTGGTTGTATTTAACTTCACGATGGCAGAATCGTTATTTGCGTGTTCCTGGTCGATGGCCTCATTAGTTGCCTTAAGTTGGTCAATCGTGGAACGAATAATGCTTACTGCACTGGCAGAACGATTCTGTAAACTTTCCAAAGGAGTGATTGTAGGAGTCTTTTTTAAAAATTCAAACATGGTTTCCATTATCCTTTCAAATTATATGTCATTAAACAGCCACAATAGTGACAGTAATTTTGTTCGTAGCGATGAACGGATTCACCCGTTCCATAAAATCTAGCTTGGCGCGTACCGCAAGCCTTACAGATAATTTCACTATTATCTGCATATACCCACTCAGACTTACCTCTCTCTGCGCCTTCCGCAAACCCATCTTGAAATCCTTTCTTATAGGCTTGCTCTTGGAGGGTATATTTATCCATGACTTTACCTCCCATACATCGGCCACAGGTCAGAATATTTTCTTACACCATCGCCAATTTTAATCCAAAAATAATCCTCTGCGTGTATTCTAAAGCACCAACTTCTCCTGGGTCTGGTACATCTTGGGAGTGGCTACATAGCCACTCCCCATATTCTTCCATGCTCTGGAAATCAAACAGTTTCGGCCTCAGTATCCTCGTCCAGTCCATCTGCTTCCTCCATATCAGGAGCCTCGGCGTTCTCCTTGATGATGCCTTCCAGCACCTTGAACTGGAAGTTCTTGTGCTTATAGGCGGTGAAAGTAGGACGATTGATTACACGAACTACGACGCCCTCACGGATGTGAGTAGGGTCAATAGGCTCTTCACCATCGTAGAACTGTTCTGCCTTATTCAAGACCCATTCACCGGCAGAGATAGTGTCATCTTCCTTGGAACCAGGATTCTCGGGAATGAAGCCATACCAGTGCAGAGGAACGGTCTTAACACCCATGTACATACAACGATGACGCATCTGGTCAGGAGTGTACTCTACAACCTCGCCATCCTCGTTAGTCATGGTCATACGATATACATAGATATCGTTCTTGTGGTAGAAGGGGATGCGGTTTACAACATCACCTTGCTCATTGAACTCAAGTTCGTACTGAACACCAGGAGCGCAGCCGTAAGAGAAAGTAGTAGTCTCGCCATACTTCTTTACGAACTCCTTATCGTTCAGCTTCTTGTTGTTACATACGCCCATAATAGGCTGACCCTCGTGAGTGAAGCCAACAATCTCGTAGTAGACAGTCTCGCCCTTCAGCAACTTGCCCTCAAAGAAATCGTGATAAGGCTTACGGAACTCATTAGAGCCGTAGAAACCACCATCAAAAGTATCCAGAACAGTGCGGCGAGTACCAGATACATAACCCCAATCGTAGATAGGAGTGCCCTCACGACGCAGGATAATATCCAGTAAAGTACGCTTAAAGCCCTTCAAAACCTTGGTATGAGAAGTACGAGCGGAAGTTCCGTGGAGCTTACGAGTAATCTCAATCAAGTCACCAGGCTTAAACACATGTAGGTTGTAAGCCAACTGCTCAGTATCAATGTGCTCATAGAACACAGGTGCGATAGAGCGCTTTGCCTTACGCTTTGCGCGCTTACCAGCACCGCCGGCCGCAGTTGCCTGATGCTTGCTGCGAGGAATGTACTTACGGCAGATTTCATGTCCATTCACAGTAGTGATGGAGTCGCCGATATTCAAGGAGTCCATATCTACGCCAGTGTAGGCGAGACAAGACAAAGGTAGGAACAGACCATCAGACTGCTCACCACGCAGCTTAATTGCCTTTACATTTCTCTTAGCGGGGTCCATATAGCCGCCGGAAACATTCTTTCCGTTCTCATATACAGCCAAAAGACCGTTCTTCTGACAAAACTCCATAGACAGCTGCAGGTCTACGGGGAAATATACACCAATCTCGCCCTCGGTGTACTTATCCTTTGCGACGCAGACAGTATTTACAAAGCAGGTTGCCAGAACCAGCTTATCTGCGTTAGGATGGGGACGTACATCCTTCAAAGTAGTTACATATCCACAATGCATAGCACATTCTCCTTTCTAATTCCATTTTTTGTATTATCTCTATCTTCCCAGACAGATTCTCTGACATATACGACAGGAGAAACCTTTTTATTTTCTCTCCAGTAGTCAGCAACATAAGAATCTCCCTGGCAACCATGAGGGGGAGTAATCCAGGGCCATTCGGGGTTTTCTGCGACCGCAGTCGCAAAATCGTCTTCATCTTCCTTTGTAGGCGTATACAATTCCACAACTTCAATACGACTATCGCATTCATCGGTTTCAGAATAGCTAAAAACGGGAGCATCCTGGGGCATCTTCTGCAAAGCAGAAATCAAATCAGCAACGGTAGTATATCTCATTCGTGTCTCTCCTTATATGTCTGTTCACGCAGGCAAAGGAAAATTGTATTTCCATGTTCCTGCCAATAATCTTCAACATTACAAACTCCCTTACAGTAATAAGGGGAAGAAGGAATAATATTCCCTCCATCATCGGGGTTAAGCTGCGGCCCAGCCAACTCAAGAACTTCCAGGTTGGAATCTCGCTCTTTATCTATATCATAGAAAAAGATAGGTAATTCTGGCGGGAAAACCGCCAACTGCTTCATCAGCTCTCCGACCGTCATAGTCTTAGTCATTAGCTTCCTCCTTAGCGGCGGCCGCAATTGCTCCCTCGGGAGAATACTCCCAATAGCAATTATAACGGCACTTTCCAGTCTGAGGAGCGGCCTTGACCGCAGCCTCAATCTTTCTTACAGAGTCAGCGTTCTTAGGACTGACATTGCGGGCGATGTACTTGATAACCCACAAAGCAGCGGTGTTGAAATCGTTGAAATACTTTGCCTGACCGCTATGTTGGTCGACGCACTTGAGCATCCAATGATTTTCATCAGCGCCAGTTTCTGCTTCCCACTTAGGCTGAGAATTCCACTTCTGGAAAACCGCAGGAGCCTTTTTGCCGATATGGGGACGAGGCTGAGAAGGCATAGCCAGAATAGTTTCCTTATCTTCGGGCTTACACTTATCATACAAGTGAGCCACAACGGTTTCAAGCATACGAGCGTCTTCCAGAGCATCATGCTTCTGAACCAGTTCTTTCTGCTCCTGGATAAGCATATACACCTTACGAAGAGCCAGGTCGTTCTTTGCGACGAAGAACTTCTTCACCACAGATGCGTAGTCAATTAGATTGCCTGCGATAGCCTGGGCGCAGACACAAGCCTGCGTATCGCTCATATGACGGAGTGTGGAATTGATAAATTCGGCATCCGAATTGCCGTAGACATAATAGGCAGGAGCTTCACCGTCGCTATTGGCTTCAATGAAATCATACAGCATCTTGAACGCAGCATCTGCGTCCGGAGCTTCAGCCAGCATTTCATTGGTAATACCGGTCAGTTCGGTGATGAACTTATCGACCTTCTTTTTGTCGCCAGGCTTGACATATGTTTCAAATGTCTCACCCGTTCCAGCGACGCAGCCGATACTGATAATTCGATTTGAAAATCTCGTTGCCTCAAAGTCTAAGTAAAAATTCATATATTCATCAATTCCTTTCTTTCATTCTTTACATATATATTATATCATATTTTTTAATAAAAATCAAAAGAGGGAGTTTAATCTCCCTCTTCAATTTCTATCTCTGGATAAGCTGCAAGGTCAATATCAGCCAGTTCTTCAAGGTCTTCGATATCTCGTCCGATATCCTGGCTACATTGTTCCAGGAAGTCGTGACAAGACTCTCCATACCAGGTCCAGTTATCAACTCCACCTTGCTCTAATGCGCAACACTTATTTGCAGCATAGATTAGTTCTCTTAGCTCATCTTCTTTGATAATACGATATTTCATTTTATGCCATGGCCTCCTTTAGCATCTTCGCACGAACAGGATTTCTGAGCTTACGGATAGCCTTATTTTCAATCTGGCGAATACGCTCCTTGGACAGGCCATAGTGCTGACCAACTTCCTCAAGAGTCATAGCCTTTTCGGCATCAATACCGAAACGCATCTTGAGAATTTCAGCTTCACGAGCGCCCAGAGTGTCAAATACCGCAGCGATAATCTGACTGTTCGCTTCACGGATAATATTTGCCATAGGATTCTCTGCACTGTGGTCCGCAATTAGGTCGCCCATACAGGTTTCACCCTCATCATCAACGGGGGTGTCGAGAGAGGTAGTAGCCTGTGCCAGGTCCATAACAGTCTGGACCTTGTCCAGTTCAACGCCCATATGAGCCGCAATTTCCTTATCAGAGGGAGCTCTGCCGAGCTTCTGAGTGAGTTCCGCAGTTGCCTTCTTCACCTTAGACAGGAGTTCAACCATATTAGCAGGAATACGAATGGTACGAGATTGGTCGCCCAGTGCGCGAGAAATGGCCTGGCGAATCCAGTAAGTTGCGTAGGTAGAGAATCGGAAGCCCTTGGAGCCATCGTACTTTTCAGCCGCCTTAATCAGACCGAGATTGCCCTCCTGGATGAGGTCAAGCAGCGGCAAGCCGCAACCATAATACTTCTTCGCAACAGATACAACCAGAAGCAGATTGCACTCAACCAGAGTGTTTACCGCATCTCTGTCGCCTGCGAGAGCCTTAACAGAAAGTTCCTTCTCCTGGTCAAAAGACAGGCGAGGATGATTGCCAATAGACTTTAGATAAGCCTTAACACCATCCAGAACAACATTGGTATCATAATCATAGGTCTCGTTCATTTCACGAGCATCTTCTTCCATAATCATAACTTCATTCTGTTCCATTATGCACTCTCCTATCAAACTTTATCTTTTTTCATTTTCTATATATATTATAACATATTTTTTTATAAAAATCAAATAAGCCCTTTCTGTTGAGAAAGGGCTTATCTTTTTAATTAGCCAATGTTTTATTAGCTGTTCTAAATCGCCAATAGTGGCGAGCATACTGAATGGCATTGTAGCCATCAACGCTACACAGCCACATTGCGACACAAGTCAGAAAACCACGAATATCCATTAGTGAACCCTCCAAGTATAACCACATTGCTGACAAGAGCAATAAGTTTGAACTTTAGTTTTTGTTCGCTTTGGAGCAAAGATTTTAAACACTAGAGCAGGTAACGTAAAAAAGAGCCATTTCATTGGCACCCAAAACCATCCCCAGCAAATCCACCACAATAATCCATGATGTTTGTTTTTAGTAACAGCAACTGCTTGAGTATTTACATTTGTGCTTCCACATTTAGGACAAACCATAATATTTTACATTCCTTCCTCTATATAAATTACTTTATCAACATATTTGCGGTCCTCACCTTTGAGAATCGGCATATCGTAGTCAATACCGGTTTCACGAGTCCAGGCAGTGCCACGCTTCCAACGAGTTGGAAAATCGTTCCAGTTGATACCTTTTTGCTCGTGGAGCATATCTTGGATTACGCTACAAGAGCAACCCTGGAGCTTACTGTGAGAGAAGAATGCCTGACCAACCATCTGAATGGAGTTGCGGGTTGCGTCAAGCTGGCGCCAGTAAATCAGATTACAGGCTTCCTCTTTGGGAATGTTGAACACGCGAGAGTCGAACATAGCACCAATAGATGCTTTCTCGCAGTAAAGACTATATAGCTTATCCTGCTGCTCCCACCATTCGGGGTCAGTGTGACGAGGGTCGCTCCACTGACGGCTACGCCAAGTACCAACTTCCTCGGCAAAATATTTGTTGAACGCCATGGTTGCCATAGAAGCAGAGATAGAACACATCTTCTGTACTTCATAATCGAACCAGGCACTGGTATCGAGAGTCTGGTAGTCAATCAACAGGAGAGTGATTTCGTCAGACTGGGTGTAACCGAAGACACAACCCTGGATATTTCTACACAGATGTTCCATGGTTTTTACCATCGCATTTCCCAGCACTTTATCGAAAGGCTTTTGGAAGCCACGAGTGAAAGTGTGGAAGGCTTTACCGTCGAGGCGAATTGCGACGGGCATTCGTCTCACCAAACGGGTTTTCGGCACCTGCTCGTAGAAAGTTTTCATACGAGTGCCAAGAGCATCATTCACTGGCATTTTTTCTCTTCTCCTTCCAAGCTGCACAGTAGTGTGTAGGTTTTTCATATTTGCGGCTTCTCTTACAATAGCATTTTCCTTCAATGCCGCGTGTTGAAAACGGACCTCTGCCGTCGCCGCAAGTATCGCAGCATTTTACTTCTTGACTTTTGGAAAATACATCCCTAAACAGGGCTTTTGTTAATTCGCCAGATTGCCATTTTTCAATGGTAGCCATGGCGACTTCTTCATCAACGACGAACTTCGCCAATTTTCTTACCTCCACGCTTAGCCTTACGCTTGGTAGCGTTATCAATGGTTTCACGATGGATAGTCTGAATTTTGGAAGCAAAACCAGACTTGAGGAATTGAGTGAAGTTCACAGGCTCCCAACCAATGACATCAGAGCAGACGTTCAGGTGGTTAGCTCTCTTATGACCGGCATGGTCATGACCATGGATGTTAAACAACCAAGGAATTTCCACAGGCTCATGAGTCAGAATCAACTTCTCACCAACGATGAGGGCACCCTCATACACCTCATCGAACAGCAGGTTGTCTGCAGTTGCGACCCAACGCTTAAAAGGAGCGTGAAACTCCCAAGACTCATTGATGGTAATTTTCCAATTATGGAAATACATTCTCATTTCAGCGAGAACTTCTTCCTTGGTGAACTTATCCTGGTCATAAACACGAGTAATGACCTTGCGCTTGTAGTTAGAAGCGCCGGCATCATGGTTACCCATAATCAGAACCTTATATTCAGCACGAAGCTGACGCACATACTCGATGTCACCAACGTCGCCCAGAATAACCAGACAGTCGCGGCGGCCGCACTTTGCGTTGATTCTCTTAACCTGCTCTTCGGCGGAAGGACGACCCTTAATGCCGCCGGCAAGTTCATCATCATTGAAGTGAGGGTCGGAATAAATCCAGACAGTCTGGTGCTTTTCGCCCCAGTGCTGGAAAGAATCATAGATACCAGCTAACATAATGTCGCCTCCTTTAACCTTTAATTAAATACTCAACAGTAGTAACATACAGAGGAATGAAACCGAATAAGAACCATCCCTTCCAGGTTCGTTCATGCCACTTGCGATAATGCTTATCATAACGGCTGGTACACCAAATGTACTTAATAATCATAGTATCAATCCCCTTCTAAAACTTTGATTACTCTATCACAGAGTTCTTCCATCTGTTCCTTTGTGATTTTTCGCCATTTCCAACACCAAGAGATTCGATTGGAAATCCATTCAATACTGCGTGTGTGGTAAGGCTTATAATTCTCGTAAGATTGGAGAGCCTTATCAATCTCGCTATAAAACTTATTCATAACTTTCTCCTCTCTTTACTTTCTATATATATTATAACATATTTTTTATAAAAAATCAATAAAGACCCTATGGTTGCCATAGGGTCTTTACTTAAAATTCAATCTTACTGTCTTTAGACTTGCCTTTAAAAGCATTTTCGGCTTTTTCAATTAAATAGCCAATATAGTTAGGTTCTCTGTTCTCACGATATTCAACTGCCCAAGAGTAGGTCTTAGGTAAGAATACAACAACAAGAACAACCCAAACGACAGGCCAGCCAATTAATGCCAGAAGAGCAAGAAGAAGTGTAATCGCTAAGGCACCTGCGGCCGCAGTTCCCACGGCAATTAGATAATCTTTAATCCTCATAAACATACTCCTTATAACTTTTTGCGTAATCGGGAGCACAAATTTTTACCTCGAAATGGTCGTCGTCTATATCGCTGGAATAGAATATTTCATGTAATGCCATTTGAATGTCATTTACATAATCTTCTAATTCATCTTCTGGAATGTCCTTAATTCTCATTACAAAATGAAATGGAATAACAAAATCAGCATTTTTTGCCATAATCAGTCTCCATATCCCACAGAGCCATATAAGGACTCTTATCCAAATCCCACTCGTCAGCGTAAGTACACTGGTCATTCCACCGATTCCAGATGCTATCCAAATCTTCATAATCCATATAGAACTGTTGAACATGAGGCCGCTCAATCCGGTCTGCATGGAAATGACCGAAAAGCCATACGTTCCAATCGAAAGTATCCTTAACCTGGTTCATCCACCATTCCATAGAGGTATCTACAGTAGTCTGGTCAATGCAACCAAGAAAGAGGTCAGTAGGCTCCCAATCAAAGGGACAGGTATGAGTGAGCACAAGGTCAAACTTCTTGCCAACATTACTCTCCTGGATGGCAGTCATTTCCTCTTGGGTTAGACACTCATCTTTAAACCAGCCGCATTTCTTAGGGTCTGCAATAGCCCCATCAGTCGCAGAGTATCCGGCCCGAATGAGCCGCCAATACTTATCAACAGAATAAGCTCCGCCGATGACTAGAGTAGGATGACCGTCGATGACATAATTGCCACCATCGGCAAAATACCGAATATTGGGAAATTCTTCTTCCATCCAAGTCATATTACCAACTTGGAAATCGTTTTCAAGGTGCATTCCGGGGATAAGTTCGGGCCGCTGTTCATGATTGCCCCGAACGCAGTAAATCTTAACACCCATATTGTTAAGCATTTTCTTATGCTTCTTGTCAGTTTTGTTCAGATAGAAGTTTAGACCAGCGTCACCTAGAATGATGACTCCGAGTTCACCATCTTCAAAACCGGGGTTATTCCGTTTAATATTGCTAATCCGAGTGATGGTGCTGACTCCACCGTGAGTATCACCAGTGATAATCCACTTTTTAATCATCATCATTCTCCTTTCCACTTTTCTATATATATTATAACATATTTTTTTATAAAAATCAAAAAAGGGAGCCTTATTCAGGCTCCCTTCTCATATTACTTAAATCTTCAAACCAACCGCCATGTGGGTATTTTTCAGTTGCAGGTTGGTGCGCCCATCGTATGCCACCAGGCACAGGCTCATCATACATATCAATTTTTGGAAAATCTGGGTCAGGCTCTACATTTACAGGCGGAACATAAGGAGTCATATCTCCATCTTTTAAGAATTGGATAGGACTTCTTGTTCCATCTTTCTTGATTGCCCAATAGGTTTGTGCTAGTTGAGTTTCTCTGCGAATTCGTTCCGTTTCTTCTGCTACACGAGTGCGCTCAGCACTTACATAACACTGAAGGGCCTGCCGCACAAGGCAATCACCGGTTTCGTCCGCAAAAGCACAGGACCTCCCCTAACACTCTACAAACTGAGAGTGTTCCCAACTTTTTAATGGACACTTCATACTTTTAGCTCCTTTTCTACAGAAATACGCATGATGTTGTAAGAAACGTCCTCCAAAAGCTCACGAACCCAAGCTTCTTCTTGGTCAGGGTGAGCCGCGCAGAACTCATCTGCGATTTCAACAACATGGTCTAAGATTTCTTTCGCAAGCACTCGAGCTTCCTCAAGAGAGTACACGCTCAGCATTTTGAAATCCATCATTCTGGGTCTACGGCTGCTAGTAGGGATTAAGCAATCCTTGTAAGCCTCACCAGCGATATATCTCTCCAAGTAGTCATCTACTCTATCCAAATGAGATACTTGCTTACCATCATAGCCATATTTGTCGATGATATCAACTTTTGCGGGGTATCTATGTTCCATTGCGTGATATTTCTCCATCGCAATACCCTTCATAGATTTAACCGCACGATGGACGTTCATACGAGCGATGAATTCACGGGCCGCAACTAGTCGGTCCCACTGTTCCCTATACATCGGGTTGATGATATAGAAATCAGTAAACAGAATCTCAAGGAAGTTGAGGTTCTGTTTGCGGAAAGTTTCCATATACAGACGGATATCTTTCCAGTCAGTATGCTCATCATTTGCTCGGACATGAGTAGTAGAAACGGGTTTCTTGTTCAAGCAAATGTCCTTGAAACTCGGAACTACAATCAATTTGGTATCAACGTCAGAACCCTCATAGTCCAGCTCATAATTCTGACTACCCTGTAAGAACACACCTACGATTTGCTCTTCTGGAAAATACTGAAGTGCTTCATCATAGTGGTCTTGTACTCGCTTCATAATAAGGGCCGCACGGATTTCTTTAGGACTTGCGATATAAGTTTTTGCAGCCAAATCCGCGAATGCTTTTTCAATTTCAGGATAATCTTTGGTCATTGCGACCCCCTCCTTTCTTTAATCATCAATATCGGAACGATATAGTTCCAAATCTCCATAATATCCAGAGTAAAAGAGCGTAATTTCAAATGAACAAATGGGGCTTTCAAACTTCATCCAGGTATCCTGTTGCCAGCCATTTTCATCCATATCATAACGCTCCCAGTGCATTTCTTCTAAATAGTCAACGACTTTAGCAGGAGAAATATACGAACCATGGAGCCAATCTCGTAGGTTAATTTTTTCTTCTTTATTCTGTGCGAGCCTATCAATCGCATAGTTAAGGATAACTAAATTCGTAGAATGTTCCAGCTCCGCATAAAGTTCTTTATATGATTTGGGAGTTTCCATTACCTATATCTCCTTTCCAGAGCTTCAAGAATTTCAATGGCAGCTTCGCACAGGTCAATGTAGCTTAGTCCACGGAATGCAGTGTTAGGACAGTTATTAGAAGTTTCTCTTGCAAAAATTTCTTCTACAAGCTCACACAGATAGCCAGCTTTATCACCATCATGGTCATAAACCTGGCTTAAAAGACGAGAAGTTATAGATTTAATTTCCCAATCCAAACCCAGCTCACCAAATCCCCACAGCTTACCTTGGACAGTAATCCAAGTTTTAGCCGCTTCATCGTCGGCACAAATATTATAATAAGTACAGGGCTTTTTGCCCGCACGCCAAATTTCAAAAGCATATTGCTTAGGCATTAGGTTCTCCCCATCCTTCCTCAAAATCTTCTTTGAGTACATACTCAACTAATACTTTATTATCTCCACAAAGCATAGTCTGTAAAATGACAACATCTTTAACACAGTATCTATTAATGAATAGCTTAGGCTCATCATCAAATAGAGAACTATTAGCATCAAGATTGCGGATAATCATTTTGCTCTTGGGGTGGGATTTGCGGAGCGTACCGCTGACCGCATTTACATGATAGTTAAAATGGCTACCGCCAACATGAACATTTGTATTAAGCATCAGTTGTTTCCTCCACCCATTGATTATATTTATCTAACATTAGTTGCCAATAATTGGCTCTTTTCGTTAACGTTTGCCGAACGATTTCAACAGCTCGCTTCTTAGCAGCTTCAAAATCTTCAGCATTAATATGAACTTTAATATCGGTAAAGCCTCTATCATACCACCAAACAGTGTATCTATTTTCACCAATTTTGGCGACAGAAATTTCACATTTATTCCTATTAGTAGGTTTGCCCCAAATGGCAGACCAACATTCAAAGCCTTCGGGTCGATAGTCATGATATTCCCATTTCATATTACTTTACCTCCGTCCAGCCATTTCGCTGAATAATTGCCTGCATTCTCTGTCTTGCCACAGGATTAGCAGAATGAATACGAATAGGAACATTGTGACCAGTAGCTTCCAGCCAGTCCAAGAGCTTATAACCTTCGGGAATACCTTCGCCTAGGTCATTGTCGCAAGAAACTTCTTCGATATTGAAAACTGCGAAGCACTTTTCAAACAGCTCTCGCTCCATATAACCCATGATATACTGCTTCCAGAGGAAGTCAGTTTCTTTTTTACAGCGGATAATCTCGCAGATGGCGCCATCAACGTCATAAACTCGAATATATCCGGCCGGTGCGGGACGCACATCATCCATCCAAATCTTCATTGAGATTATCCTCCGTTTCTCCAAAATAACAGCCGTCTCGGCTTTCTTTCATTTCACAGTCTTCCCAATAGACACATTGAGAACAAATCACAAAGTCTCCCATTATTCCTCCCGAATCTTAAAAGGACACCAATCGGGCACGGGAGGCATTTCGCTATCATACTCAATGTATCCAGTGATTTTGCGAGGTCCATTGGAAGTCTGACAGGCATTACAGTAGTAATCAAAAGCGAATCCAGCTCTTGGAGTGCGAGTTTCCTTAACACAAGGACATTCGTCGCATCGGCCAACGCCGATTACTACCATTGCGGCAGGCTCGAAAGAATGGTCGGAACAGTGACCCTTATCGCACTTGTATCCTTCAACATCGCACTTTTTCAGTTTACAATAAATTTTATTGCTATCCTCATAAGGAACACAATGCTTACACAGGACTCCTCTTTTCATAACCATCTTCCTTTCTATTCTTTGTATATATATTATATCATATTTTTTATAAAAAATCAATAAACAAAAAAAAGGCAGACTCATTAAGAGTCTGCCTTAATATAATTGTCTGCATTAACAATAAAATCAATCATGTCCTTTGCTAAAATTTCTTTTTGTTCTAAAGAAATATCTGGTATTGGCATAGACAATATAACCTAATAATCTAGAATGTTTTTGCGAGGAGGGTAAAATGATAAAAATCCAAGTGTTACATCTCCATCTAGTGATTCCGCTCGGTAAATTACTTCTGGATTGTTGTCATATAATAACATAAAAATTCTCCTTTCCAAGAACTATTATTCCTTTTAATGTTGAAAAATAAAATAATAAAATTGATTATATATGCCCATTTACAATTAAAAATTAGTTAGGCCATTTTTAGTTTTGGGTTTTCGGCCCTTTCGACTGAGGCCGGCCGGAGCAGGTCTATTGCTCTTATAAATGAGCAAAAAAAAATCCCTCCCGATTTCTCGGAAGGGAAAAGAGACCGATTAGTGAATAACGGCGTAGCGCTCGCTGTTCAGCCTCTCCATCATCAGGTCATCACTGCTTAGGTTGGCGACTCTTAATGAGATTACTGTTAAAGATACGAGCATTCTCATTATAGGTTTCACATTCTTTGATAAAGGCATCATAACGAGCCTTTTTACCAGCCTGTGCCTTTTCATACATTTCAGTCATATAATTGACTTTATCCATATTCAAGGCATATTTACCACGAGCAGGCTTAACCAGATAGCCAAACTCATAAAGTTTATTAAACATATAACTGCTTGTGGTAGAGTCTTTAGCAGCATTAAACTCAGCTGGAGTAAATACTTTATCAGTGCCGCCGCATTTTCAATTAGCGGATACACTCATAACGAGGGGAGTCCAGCTTCTCAAACATCAAATCCAGACCAGTCTTGCCGGACATAATCTGCTCGAAGATGGAAGGAGACATACCAGACACATAGGAAATGTTGCCAACTCCAATGTCCTCGGCATGGAAGCAACGGGTTGCCTTGTCAACAACCTCATAAGGATACAGGTCCTTGGCATTAACCTTGGTAGTAGTATCCTTTGCGAAATCCGCATAAGTCTTAACCTCGGGATTGCGCTTCATACGCTCAATGTCATGACGAGCAAAGGCGTTCTTATACTTTAGACCTGCCTTGGAAGGAATCTTGTCGAACTCGATTTCATCCCAACGACCCTCAGACATCAGACGCTCCAGGACGTTGATGCGGGCACGCAGAACAGACAGAGTCTTACGATACTGCTTGGGAGTCATACCCATAAAGGCACGAACCTTTGCGGCAGTCTTACGAGTCTTAGCAGAGCTGGTGTTCTCGGAAGGCATCCACTTACCCAGCAGAGAGGGAGTCTTACACTGGACGTCCAGAGCCAGCTGGTGCTTAACGATGTTCAGAGCCTGGGTCTCCAGAGGAGTACCGATGAACACGAACAGGTCATCCCAGCGACCGAACTCAGGAACGTGAATCAGGTTGCGCTGCATAGCGTCGGTATTGTAGGAAGCCAGCCACTTGGTCGCAACACGGAAGAAACGACGCTCACCCTGGCCACCACGCACGTCACGGATGTAGAACAGACACTTCAGCGCATAGGTAGGATCCTCGGCGAAGGCGTTCTTGAACAGCAGGATAACATCCTCGTCAGAACGAGTACGGTAGGCCGCACCCATGGCGAAGAGATCCAGCAGAGCATTCATAGTAGACTTGTGGGTAACTGCACCATTCTCAGTCAGAGTGTAGTTGGTAGCAGTCTTCATTCCATTCAGAAATGCATTACTCATAGCAAATTTCTCCTTTTTCTCATTGTTTCCTCTTGGACAAGAGGAATTATTTTGTAGGTGATTTCTTTCTCATTTACCTTACATATATATTATATCATATTTTTTTGAAAAAATCAAATATGATAGTTTGAGCGGGACCCAGGCCATCCGCTCGGACAACCTGGGCGGCCGCGATTAAGTGCCGTGTCGATGATGATGACATTCAGTACAAAGCATTACTCCATTTGCAAGCTCAGTAGTGCCACCTTGACGCCAAGACTGAATATGATGAGCATGCATATCAGCCATAGCAAATGACTGCCCGCAATCGGGACAAATACCGTTTTGTCTATTGTAGAGTAATTTACGCTGACTATCAGTAAATTTACGATGTGTCAGTAACTGCTCATTTTTAGTAATACAATACTCAACGATAGCAGCTTTCGTACAGGTCAATTCCTTAGCAAGCTTAGCGCTGAATAATTCCTTGAGTAGATCAGCAATTTCGCTGGGATCTAACTCCTCATCTTTGTACTTGTTATATAGCCAGCCCCATTCAACAGTTTTAAAGCCGTCATCATAATATTCAAAATTGGCTTTAGTCCATGCAACTACTTCATTGAAATAATTCCACAAATCAGAAGCATCTGCATCATTCATATGCTGTTCCATGTACGCGCAAATTGCTTCATCACTCTTATCATTGACTCGCCAATAGATTACTTGCTCCAAAAGCTCTTGTCGGTTTGCATCTTTTTTACTGTATTTCTTAAACAAAACCTCTGCAGGGCAGGAACCATTTTTACTTGCTCGACTAAAATATCTCTTAGCGTCTGTTAGCCACACGCTAGTGTGATTGGCATTGCGGATTTCTTGTGCAGACAATTGTGCACCAGCGATATTGATACGATTAAACCAATCTAACCGCTCTCTCTTGGTGCCTTTGCACAGATAAACCTCAATTTCATAATCAAGCAATGCTTCAGCTAAATCTGGATCATACTGTTCAAGGATGTCAAAATATGTTTCTTTGCCATTTCTCAACCAGTTTGCTTTAAAACTGGTCTGAGTTGTATCACCAGAAATAAAATCACACAAACTGATAGTTCTTTGCTGACCATCGAGACAATCATAAGTACCATCTTCGTTATCTACCCAATACATAATGCTGAGAGGGAGATTTGCCAATGCAGTATCAATTACTGCATTGGCCTGTTCACGGTTATATACGAAAGAACGCTGGAATTCTGGACGGACACACAATTTACCGCCATAGGCATAAACGCCACGCTCTTCATTGGTATCGGAATTATTTACATAGCCGGCGCACAAATCACGCACTTTAACAAAAATGCGTTCAGTTTTCATATTATTCCGCTGAAACATATGTAGATCTCCTTTTAAGACTTTTTATGTCGGATCAAGATTCTAAAATATTTAGTCTGCCCATCAACAGTAGGACCGTTCCAAGTTTTAGTTTTACCAGTCTTACTATCTTGATAAGTGGTAGGAGTACCACAGATTAAACCATGCTCATAATCTGGATGAGCATATCCATTGAAACCTCCAACCAGTTCAAACTGATCAGGATTATATTTATCAATAAAGGAAATAGGAACACCCATTTCTCCATCGTAATTCATTGGAATATCTACAACACGATCCACATTAATCGCGTCATAATTATCGTATTTAGGATGAATGGCGGGATCATAAGTTTTAGTAAGGATCAATTCTTCCTCTCTCTTAGAGGTGGGTAGATTGGTAAACCAACCAATATTACCGAAAGATTTAATAGATCCATCGGGTTGGATAAACTTATGAACTGCATTGTAGCCAGGCCAAATTTCATTTCGCCAAATACGGGTAAAAATTTCCTTATAGGTATAAGCATTTTTACTGCCAATAATAAGGAACTGCTTGTTGTGAGTGAGAATTGTATCAATGAATTCTCTAAACATAGAGAAAGGAGGATTGGTGCAAACAATATCGCACTCTTCCAAAATAGCAATGCACTCAGGACTGCGGAAATCACCATTTCCAGTCAAATCCTCTTGCAAAGCATCGCTATCATCAATGGCGCCGTCGCCAGTGGTATCAGCATCAATCCAAATCTTATATGCCTTGCCATTCTCATCATAATGAGTGGCAATTAGTTTCTTTAGACCAAAAGCATCAAACCGGTTAACAAAGAAAGACCAGAATTCGCTCTTTTTCTCAGCTGGATCATCACAAGGTAGATATACAACCTTATTATAGAAATACTTACGATATTTCATAACCTCAGCTTCGATATCTTCATAGCGAGTATAAAATTCATCATTTTTTACTCTTTTTGCGGTACGTAGATTGGAATTATCGCATCCTTTGGAATTCTCTTCTTCCTCAAGGATTTTCATCAAATCCAAGAAATCATCTACGACTTCATAGCGCACCGGAGAGCCTCCCAGTCGGTTGAGGTATCCATGATTTACAACGCCAGTTAATGTGGCAGGAGCAATTTTTACTCCGCAGGCATCACTCAACTCTTTTGCAGAAAAAGAAGTGAGTAAACAGTGCTGTTTAATGTGTGTTAGTGCAGACCGTCCATTTTCAGTAAGTCCCATAATTAAACATCCTTTCAATTTTTATAGTATATTTATAACCTGCTAAGCAGAATTATATACGATTATTTACATATCGGTCATACTCAGCATACCATTTATAAAATAGTTTGCGAGCGCTCCACCAAGAGAGTCCATCATCCCACTCAATAGGATCGGACACTTGGGAGCCATGCGTGTCGCAAGGCCATACTTCAACAACCCAACCACGATCTGATTTTATCATCAAAACACCGTACAACTTGGGGCCATCTTTGCCCCATCCATAGGTCACATATTTGATTTTATAGCCTTTAAACATACATCATACCTCATTGTTAAATTTGGAGTCAGCGGTGAGATTCGAACTCACGCCATTGAAGGCACGCGGTTTTGCAGACCGGGGTCTTAAGCCACTTGACTACGCTGACATTTATTCTTGCCACTCTTCACATTCTATGCCATTAGAGCGGAAATAATTTTGAATTACAACTCGCTCAGAGCACGGATTATCAGGAGCCTCATGCACAATAAATACTGGAATTGGTTCACCCTCATATCCGACTACTGAACGGACAGCTTCGCATAAATTGCGTGTACGAGTCATAATATCATTGATTTCCAAAAGACTTAGCTGATGAGCATATGCTTTGAGGAAATTACATTGATCGGGATTCTTATCAGAACAACTTCCGCAATTAGATACTGCGGTCGCCACCTTACCGGGCGCGAAGTCGGGCGCCCGCAATCCATTGATAACACCATTCTTATCAATGAACCAATGTCCTTGGTCTCGATTTTGATGATACCATTTGGGGTCCCATAACGCAGTAGAAATAGGAATCATATTCGGTTTGAAAAATCGTATCTTATAGAAATAAGATGTATAAACTTTCATATGCGTCCTCCTCTTGGTGGGCCCCCTGGGTCTCGAACCCAGATAGTCCCGGTTATGAGCCGGGCGCACTAGCCAATTGTACTAAAGGCCCGTGTGAATTGCCTCTTGGCGTGCTGTATTGCGTGTATTACACTAATCCTTCTTCCAAGAGGCTCATATTACCCAGTCACTAGTAAACTGTACCTAATATGATTGCAGTTTTTTGACCGTTCAAGTCTTAGTCTCGGCACTAAGGTTAACCCCTCTTTATTCGTATACTGCCAACCTTGGGAAGAGGCTCCACCAGCACTTCCGGACAAGCCCTGGCTTCATCGCCACCGCATTCCGCGGGATAATGGTGGATACTCGAGGACTCGAACCTCGCTTTTTTCATGTAGCCTTCTGGAGAGACCCCATCCACGCTACACCGGTTTCGCGCACGCAAGGCGACAGTGGGCGTTTATCTCCACATCGCAGTTTTTACTTCCGTACTACTTACATTACTTATCCTCCCTGTGAGGAGCTACCCTGGTGCCCGTTGGGGGATTCGAACCCTCGACACCCTGATTAAGAGTCAGGTGCTCTGACCAGCTGAGCTAAACGGGCGTGGTATATTATCGTAGATAATTGTAATGTTATGCTCTTGGCAATATCCTTTCCAACAACGATAACATCTTTGCTCTCTTTCTATTGGCTCATAGCAAGTTGTTGCCACAGTGCATAAACATATTGTAGGGCATCTATGATTATCAATTTCCTTGTCAATATTGATTTCCATAGGATTTTCCCCTTTCTTTATCTTACATATATATTATAACATATTTTTTTATAAAAATCAAATAAAATAAAAAACAGCGAATAAGGCTAATCTTTGGACTTAGGTCGGATCTGATTTCCAGATATCCGATTGCCACTTAGTTCCAACTGTAAAACCTTATTCGCACCCCATAGGGCGGTCTCGAGGAATTTCTCCCAGTGCACTAAGGCGAGACCGGTCGAGCAATAATGACTTGGTGCGCCGCCTGGGATTCGAACCCAGGACACCCGCCTTTTTCAGTCATTCGATGAAAGTATCTTCAAGTTTGAAATCTTTTGCGAAATTGATATTCTTAGTCTGACCATTCTTTGTAGGCTTTAAACGCAATCTACAAGAACGACTACCAGCTTTATCAACTGGAACAAGATAGCACTGATGATTATGCATTGTAGCAAAATAATCAATGTCATCCGCAGAATAAGATTGATATACTGTCTTTTGAGTATTTGTATGAGAGGATTGAGTCTTAAACTCAATATAATCTTCATCTTCACTCAATGATGATGTCTTTACTTGAATACGATATAACTGATGGTTGATATCAACGATAAAGTCATAGCGACTATCAGATACCAAAGGCTTACACACTTGATACCCCAATGTCAAAAACGATTCGGCAACTTGGAGTTCAGTAATTTCACCTTGGAAATGAGTGTTTAACACTTAATTCACCTCCTGGGAAAATACTTTCTTCTCCTGTGTGAAAAGGGCGGTGCTCTGAAACCTGCTGAGCTAGCGGCGCATATGAAGGGAAAAGTGGGATGGGCCTTTTGTTGACCCATCCCGCAAGACATAAGATGTTTCTAAAAAGATCATTCTCTATGTTTGTTTGTCAAATATTGAGTATTATCATTTTGAAAATTTTGCTGTATATGTCTTGTATAAATACTCTCCTTTGGTGGTAACTTTCATTTATGCGATGATGAGTGTCGAGAGCCTCATCACATCTACTACTGATTATCACATTCCCGGAGAGCCGAAAGTTTTTTTAGTAAAACCATTCTTCTTTCTATCATTTAAAAACGCGACTGTTAAGTCATCATAGAAGCTACTTGAAGTAGCGATCTGTACTATTAAGTACAAGCTGGTTTGCTGTATGGCTCTCAGTGTTTCTATAAATAATTACTTTTCCGTCGAGGCCACCTGTTAATAACGGAATTTGCGAGCTAGCCCTCCTCGAGCTTCTATCCGCAATAGACGGACCAGTATCAACACCTGGCGAATTATTTATATGGAGCGGGTAAGGGGAATCGAACCCCTCTATCCTGCTTGGAAGGCAGGCGCACTAGCCGATGTACTACACCCGCAAAGAATGGGGCACTCCGAGGAATGCCCCCGAGAAGATAGGAACTTTAAAGAAAGGGGAGAAGATTTTTTCTTTATTTCCTGTACTATTATTATACCAAAAAATTTTTGAAAAATCAACTCATTTTCTAATGAACCAACGACGATATTCTTGATATGCTTCTTCGCGATCGGGAAATTCGGAATATCTCCAATCCCACTCGTACCATCTTTTGACGAGACTCTCCCAATATTGCTCGAAAGAAGTGCCGACTGTTTCATAGTCGCAAATATCATATTGGCAAAACACCTTTTTGTATGTATTACCTTTAGGATGCTCGTCGATGGGAAGACGGCGCACTTTGCGATTAGCATATCTTTTAAAGAATTTGTCTTTTGTATCACCCGAGCGAGGGGTGTGTTTGAATGATCTACTCATTACTTCTAACCTCCTTTACGGTAGTTAGAAGACACTCAACCTCCACATTGGAAACACATCCTTTCAATAAAGATAAGTGGTGCCGGCGACCGGACTCGAACCGGTACGGGCACAGGCCCAAGGGATTTTAAGTCCCTGGTGTCTACCTATTCCACCACGCCGGCAGATTTACAAGGCTCATTTTTTTTCTCTCAAGCATTACCAATTTTATGTCGGTTAGAAAAAGTGAAATTTGCTGTATGAGCCTTTCTTTATCTTCTATATATATTATATCATATTTTTTTATAAAAATCAACTTTCCGCACAATGGCGGGGGGCCTGGGATTCGAACCCAGCCACAACGGTTTTAGAGACCGCCGCGCTACCGCTACGCTAACCCCCATGGCACCGGCGCTCTGACTCGAACAGAGATATGCGGGGTTAGAGCCCGCCGTCCTAGCCATTGAACGACACCGGAATATTCCACAAGGCACAATTTGATATTTAACGGCGCTCTACCATCTGAGCTACGACCCCTATATGGCAGGGGCGGTAGGATTCGAACCTACGACTTCCGGCTTGGCAGGCTTAATCAATAAATTGCTGTTTATGCCTTTATCTTATATTATATTATATCAAAAATTTTTTATAAAGTCAATTATTGGGTTGAGGCAAATCTTCCCAGATAGTAGATTCTTCAACGCAATCACACTCAATAATTGCGTCATCATTTACCGCCTTAGAATACCAGAGTTTGTCGCTACCAAGAATATAAGTTCTTTTTTCTTGAATAACATATACTTCACTACCCATAGCGAGTTCTGCTACCTTTAAAAGTTTTACATCATCTGCAGTGTCTGCTACAAATTGAACATAATGAGATTGGTAGCGATTATTCTAAAAAACTTTAATACTAGCCATATTTTCTCATTTTCCTTTCTATAAAAATTTTTTCATTTCGCTAAATTTTTCTTTTATTGCGACCTTTACCTTCAGCAATATAGCGTTTCAAAAATTTACACCCCGAACAACCATTTCGATTTTTACAACACCAACAACCATCTGTGTCGGGCCAAAAGTAACGAGGAGGCTGCGGCCGCATCTTGCGGTGCCCCATTATGCGTAACGATTGCGCTTGTGTTTAGGCGCAAAATAACCGGCTTCGCGCAAATCTTCATCCATAGCAACTACCTTCCGCAAATCGGAGGCACGATAAAGAATTGCTTGATTATAGTTTCCGCTTCTGTGTCTCTTGGAACCCTTGTTGCGAGTTTTGGTATTGCAATCGGGACAAGAACAATGGATTTTGTTTTTTGAATACTGATGGAGATTATTATACCAAGGAACAGGTTTTCCATCATTATAACTGGTTTTGTGCTGAATGTCAATTCTACGCTTTCTCTTGGCTTTACGAATTGATACATCTCTATTATAAGCACCAATCAAATCACATCATCCTCTCTATTTAGTTTAGGCTCAGTCGGTTTGGGCGGGTAGCACCAAACATCTCCTCGACGTCGACGAAGGTATTCTTCTTCTTGAACTACAACTGATGGCGGACAGGGAGGGATTCGAACCCCCGGAGCATTACGCCCGCCGGTTTTCAAGACCGGTGTAATAAGCCAGACTCT